TGCTTACCTATAATCGAAGAAGTTTGGGTAAGCCGTATTCAAGGGGCATTTGACTGTGATACATTTATTGAAATTGATACACAGCATTTTTACTTAAGCACTTCTGAAACGTTTGGGGGTCTTTTAATTGAGAAGTACAGGAAAAAGTAAATATGAAGCAATATCATAAACTGTTAAAGGATATTTTAGCGCATGGCGAAGAAACAAAAGACAGAACTGGGGTGGGAACAAAATCCATATTCGGATACCAAATGCAATTCAAACTACAAGATGGATTTCCTGCAGTTACCACAAAAAAACTCGCATGGAGAGCAGTTGTTGGAGAACTTATCTGGTTTCTTGAGGGAAGCACAGATGAACGAAGACTGGCTGAACTTACATATGCCAAAGACCGAACAGAGCTTGTTGAAAAAAAGACTATCTGGACTGCTAATGCAAATGCCCAAGGTAAAGATCTCGGCTATGAACACCACGACTTCTATAAAGGACTTGGACCAGTTTACGGCTATCAATGGCGCAACTTCGACGGTTTCAATCCCCACAGAGGAACTGACCAGATCGAATGGTTGCTTAATGAAATCCAAACTAACCCTAACTCACGACGACTCATACTATCCGCCTGGAATCCTAACCAGAACAATGCTATGGCGCTACCCCCCTGTCACGTATTCTCCCAGTTTCGCGTATACAATGGACGCCTGAGTTGTCAGATGTATCAAAGATCTGCTGATGCAGCTCTTGGGGTTCCATTTAACATTGCTTCATACGCACTGCTTACTCATATTATTGCTCGCGAGTGCAGTCTTGATGTGGGAGACCTTGTACACACTATTGGAGATGCTCACATTTATTTAAACCATATACCACAAGTTAAAGAGCAGTTAACAAGAACTGAATACCCTCTACCAACTATAGAAATATCAAATGACTTTAACTTATCTGAAGGTTTAAAAAGTGAGTTTGACATAAACACTGTTAGTATGTTTACCCTCAAAAATTATACACATCATCCCGCAATAAAAATGGATATGGCTGTGTAATCACAAATAAATCAATATATAGTAAAAAAGGACTAAAGTATGATTTACTCTACAACTCCTGGTTGGGCGACAACTATTAAAACTATAGTTGCTATTCCAAAAAATGCTTACGATAGCGTTATGACAATTCAAAGCTCGCCCCTTAGAAATCTAGACCCAATTACCGCACATATGATGTTTCAAGTTCTTGCTTTTATTTGGAGCGGACTTTTTGCTGCAATTTTAGGTAGCATTTTTGCTTTTGGTATAAGTGTTGTAGCCCATATTCTTTTTATTAGCGGTATTACAATTACTGCTATCACATTTCGTACTGCAAATACAAGCCCTCAAGCTTTAACTAAAACAAATTTTAAATATAATGGTCGTGCGGCAAACGGAGAGCATGTATAATAAGTAGCAAATACTAACTTATACAGCTAAAAGAAAGATAAAAAATGAAACAAGCAAACGTAAAAACTAATACATCAACCGTAAAAAATACGGTGATTAAAGAACAAAAGCCAGTTACTAAAGAGTACTGGCTTAAAGATAATGTTAAAACTAGTACCTGGATAGTATACCATGTGCCCGACTGCACCTATACTCCCAAAGTAGCTAGTATTTTTAAAGAGCATAAAGAAGATAATGTTCAATTTATTGTTTATTCAGAACTTACTGCTCAAGAAGCGATAAATAAAGGCAGAAACTTTTCTCCTTGTATTTTTCAGAATGGTAAATTATTTGGTAGTCTAGGAGAGCTAGAAAATTACTATAAAAGAAATTTCTTCTCTACCATGCGGCAGGCTATTAGTTAAGAAAATGGCGGGATATTTTCCCGCCATTTTTTATTTTATTTAAACTTATTAGTCGAATGCCCTGGTTTAAGAGTCCTAGATGCGCTTCCGCCTTTTAACGGCTTAGCTGATACATGGTTCTCAATAGAGTTCCCACCAACTTTTGATTTATCTGCATTTACGGGCCCGGTTCGTACTCCGCGCATTGCAGGAGTGCCCCCGTCTCCATCTACAGGGGACTTCATTACATTGCGTCTGCCTGTAGGTCTTCCGTCTGGGGACTCAATAAAGTTATTATCATCACCTCTTACGCTAGACATTAAGTCTGTTGTTTTGCCACGAACTTCTCGTCTCATATTATAATCTCCTATCTATTATTTTTGTTTCTAATTGGTACCATGCCTGTAGCAGAGCCTCTAGTTTGTGCCTGAGTTATATTAATTTCTGGGTTATCAGCACTAGATTTATGTAAATAAACTTTCTCTCTTTCTAAGTCAGATAATGTATCTACGTTCCTAAACTCATTAGGTAATGGTTTAATATTTCTATTTGCGTCGATTTTAGCCATCGCTCACTCTCCATTTTTTATTATTATATGTCAAAATGATTATATTGACAATATTTATTTTTTTTAATTTTTAGTCGTCTTTCTGCTTCTTGTTAGTGCCTATATATAAACCAAACCACGCAGCACCTGCCCCTACTACTACTGACACTAAACCACTTTGCTCCATTGTAGGAACGTCTAACTTCATAAACCAATCAACGACCCTATAAAGTAATATTACGTATACAGTTAAAAATAGCCTAGGCCATATTCTCCAGCTATCTATAACCTCAGATAAATATATTAAATTAGTATAAGGGTTTTTACCTTTATTAGTTACAGAGGTATCTATCTCTAAATCTAGTTTTATCTTTTTTACGTTATTTTCTGAATCATGTAGATCATTACCCATTTTATGCTCCTAGACCCATTAATAGTTATTTTTAACTAACCAGTCTTTTATTTTATCGTTGTTACTATATATAGAACTATCAAAGTAGTCTCTGTAATCAGTCTTATCTACGCTTATATGATTTGGATGGTACTGAGTATGAACGTCGTGTTTGTTTAGGGCGTCTACAAAAATTTTTGTATTTTGCAAACTAAATACTGTAGCTAAGTCTTTAAGCTTAGAATTACTTAGATTTATATTAAAAAACTTAGACGTTTTAGTTATAGCATTTTTTAATGTTACTATATCTTGCTCATACCTTAATATTAATTTTTTGTTATGACTATTTTTTACGGCATTATCATAGTCAACTAGCATCTCTAACCAACTAATCAGGCCGCCTTTATAAAATTGAGCAAAACTGTTTATATCTAAATTCTTTTTTCTCATCAGAGATGCAGCAGACACCCTAATGTCTCTATATGAGTATATAAGCAAGTCATCTGGTTTAGATCGCACACTCCATTTCTCATGTATTTTATGAGGCTTAGGTACTTGGTCTTTATACTCTTTATGAAGACGGTTACAAAGATTAAAGGTAAAAGTTGAGCCGCTTCTATACATTCCGTTACAGTACAGAGTCGTCATCAGTTAGTATTCTTTCGTAGTATACTATTATTTCTTTTTGCTGTTTTACGTATCTTACTAAGTCTTGAGTATTAAGAGATAGTCGTTCATAATCTTCAACAGATAGGGCTATAAACACTAAATCTCCTTCTAAATTAGTTATTTCTTCTAGAAAATCGTCTAAGTTATCTTGTGTAACTACTCTAAATTGTACCTCGTAAGTAGTGACAGGTAAAGGTTTGCCCTGTAGTATTACTGGTGAAGATTCTTCTGGCGTATATACTACCTCTTCAGAGCAACTACTCAGCAGTAATACGCTCGATATCATTAAAAAGCTTTTTAGTAGCATTATTAATTCTCGTTTCTATAAGTCCTGGTTTTTCTTTAGCAAGCTTGGTAAGATTATGATTTACTAAAACATTTCGTAGCTCGCTTATTTCTGTTTGAGCGTCTTGTAACCTAAATTGTAATTCAGAATTTTCTTCTATTGATTTTGAAATTTTAGATTTTATATCAGAAAGGGTCGTTTTTTGAGCGGAATAAGCCGCATTAACTTCCGCTAAGTTCTCTTGTAGACGCATGTTTGAAATAAATAAAAATAGTGAAGCTATAGATGCTGCCAAAGAAATTCCAAATAAAACTTTACTTATCATTATAACACCATCCCTAGTAAAACTAGTGTTGAGTTTAATTTTTCATCTGTTATAGAATTATCCTCTACATCAGCTGCTATAACTGTTCCATCAGCTATATGAGTGTTATTTATAGTTCCTGTAGCTATTTCAAAACCTGTTATTGATTCTGCTTTTATAGACACGTTAGATATAGATCTATCGGCTTGTCTAGATACATCAACTAAGGTCTTATTGCTATCAGACACTAAGTATACTCTGTTATTAGCAGGAGATCCCCCAGTATCATTTATAACAACTATAAGCTCTCCAGGGTCTAAAGATCCTGAATCAGAAGATGCAGCAGATAAGTTTGAGTAAGCTCTCGTACCTAATCCTAGCCTCCTAAAACTACCATAAGGGCCAGCCCCGTACTTATTAGTATTTAGGTATACAGCCCCTGTAGTACTATTATAGTGTAACATACCTTGAGGAGGAGTTATTTCACTTCCTTCGTAGTTTATATTAGGTATGCCTGGAGTAGTGTTTGCACTGGCAAAATTCTGCAGTAAAGCTTTGAATGAGCTATTCCAATATCCTCTAGCTGCGGATATAGAGTCTGTAGTTGCAGCAGTGTGAAAAGTGTTTGAAGTTGATAATGACATTCTATGCTCCTATAGCAGATACTAGTACTTCAATACCTGGGTCAGTTATTAAGTTACCATTTTGGCTATCATATATATTAACAGTTACTGATTTATTTGTCAAATTTATAGGTTGAGCAGAATAAGATCCTATGCTCAAAACCTGACAGAATACTGCAGGAGTTTTATAAAACTCAGCGCTACTATAGTCAATTATTATATTACCATTAATAGTGCCTGTAGTTGTTGCTGTAGTAGTGAAGTTCTTTCTAGGGGCTACCACTTCATAGGAATAGTTATCTAGATATGTATTTGCTGTTTCTCCATACTCAGGTATATCAATATCTAGTTTAACTTGAAAATATCTGAAGTTACGCAGACCATTATACTGCTTAGTCCAGTTACCTTCTAAGTCAGTAGAATCGAATAAGTCAGGATTTACATTACCATGAGGCTTTGAAGATCCACTGTTAGCAGTCTCAAATACATTAGCGCTAGAAAACCTAACAAAAACATTTTTAGATACATCAAGTTGAGGAGCAAAAGTGCTATCTCCAAAAGTATCGGTAAATTGGTATAGATCTACTAGTTTATAAGTACTTCCACTTTGAGTTAGATTAGATAATATAGAGCTTGAACTAGTATTTCCATTTGGTACAGGGTTGCCATTAGAATAAAAAATATTAGAAAGTTCTATAGCATGAGCATTTATAGCCCCTGCTACTAATGCATAAGTAAATGCGTTGGAAGTATCATCTTCAGGGTCTACTTCTCCAATAACTTCTTGTCCTGGGTTGTATATAGCATATATTTTAGTATCTGGAGAAGTTGCTGTAATAGTTCCTCTAGTATTACTGAAAGAGAAAGAAAAGTCAGTATTATTAAATCCTACTATATTACCTATCTCAAAATCAGCATCGTATAGCACATTTGAGTTAGGGCCACTATCCTCGGCCACCCCAGTTATAAGACTATCAGATACTTGTAAAAAGTTACGGCTAAGAGCACTAGATACTATTGATGATATTACTAAGGATCCACGAACCACTTCACCTAAATCTCTTACTGGACTTATATAAGTAGCTGAACTATTAGTTATAATTAAGTCAGTATCATTTGTGCCTAACTCTGAGTCAGGGTCCCAAGTAAACCCTGAAGCGGAAGCATTTGCGTCTTCTGCTAGAGTAGAAGGTACATTGTTACCTAGTATAGCACTAGTTATAGGGTCAATATCATACACAAATCCTCCATTATCTGAGGAAGTTACGGATACAAAATTATTTTCAGTATAGTTAGCATTAAGTATGTTTTCTATCACATTAGAAGAAGGATCTGACTCGCTCCAAGCAGCTATGGGCTCCACAGTAGAAGATAGTTGTATATTAGTATTTCTTGCGGCAACTTCAGTTGATTTATTACCACTAGTATCTACAGTACGCGTTGTAAATGTAAAATTACCTGCCCCTACTCTATCTATCGATATTTCTGCCCTAGTAAGAGGGTGAGGTATTAGTAATAGTATATCACTATTATTAAATGCTGCTAGTCTCTGTTCATTAGTGTTAATAGAGTCTAGAGGAGCTTTTACTCTAATTTCTGTATGTAGTATATCTAATTCACTTAAGTTATTTTGATCATCTATAGGATATTCAATCTCAAATACTACTGAAGAGTCACTTTGGTACACTTCAAAGTTCCGTACTCCTTGGGGGTTTTCAGCTTTACCTTGTAGTAGTATAGTTTGAATATTCTCTACACCTTTAGATATGCCATTTAAGGGAACTATTTTAGCTTCTAACTCGTAGGTATTACCAAAGTTACCTAAATCAAGATTGTTTATAACAAAGTTTATTTTATTATTATCATCTACTCCTGAAGCGTCTACTTTAAAAGAGTTATAGTTAACCAGGCCACTAGGATGAGGTTCACTGCCTGATATTTGATTTATTTTATAAGAAATTTCATAGTCTGTTACGTTCCTGTTAAGTATATGATCAAAGCTACCTAACACTCTGGACATAATACCCTTAGTTCTGTCTTTAAAAAGTACCTCTTCTAAAGATGCATTATCTACTTGGCCTAAAGGAAGCGCATCAAAAGTAACAGAGGAAGTTACAGGAGGACTGGCTCTATTAAGCTCATTTAAAGCCACAACTTTAAATATGTATGTGCCTTCTTCTGCAGAAGGTACTCTAAATATACCATCATCTAATGTTACATCTTTAAAAGCTGAATAACTAAGAGGTATCATGTTATATACAAACTCAGAGTTCATACTGTAAGTATACGGGTACACAACATCATCATAGGTTACAGTTAAAGTACTAGCCTCTGTATTTGTACCAGCTATATCAGCAATTAAATCGGGGGTTACATTAGTTATAGAGCTAGCACTAACATTAGAGGCTAAGTTGTCTGAAAGCTCAATTTTAAAAAAGTCAGAGGTGTACAAATCCTGATTGTAGTTTGTAGTACCTGCTATATAACTAACACTATTAACAGATACTGATTGCTGATTATCATGTATAAAAATATTATCTTGAGGCTCTATCACAGGCACAGTGTAGTCTCTAATACGAGTCCTAACCTGTCTATACGTAGAAGCTAAAGGCAGCTCAATAAAGTTACTACCAGGAGTATAGTTAAAGCTGTCTAAATTTTCTTTATTAGTAGACCCATTTATGTAAACGTCAATTAAACCTTTATTAGGTACTGTAGTATTTATAGGTAAAGTCGCGGTACCGGTCTGCCCTACTACATTATGAGTATTATTTACTACCCTAAGACCTCCTGATAGATAAAAGGTATTACTAGAAGAAAATCTCTTGTCTATTAACTGATATAAATTTATATAAAAAGGTTGAGGCAGTAATAAAGATTCTACAGTAGTAGCCGCCTCAGTTGTTCCGAAATCTATACTAATTGTATTAGCAGATATATCGAAAGATGTTATATTTGCAGTAGCCTGGGATAAGGTACTTTCATGCCCTACTAGACCTTCGGCAGCTCCTGAAGTACTACTAGAGCTTTTTATATTTATAGTAAAATTAACTAAGTTATCTGGCACGTAGTTTGTAGTTGATATAAACTCACTATTCTGTCTAGCTTCTAGTATATGGCAGTTAAAGTTATCATCGTCCATTAAATGAAGATTACTCACTGTTAATACTAGATTACTATTTGATACAGAGTAGTTAGTCACTAAAGGCTTTATAATTCCTAAAGTGCTTACAAAACCGTTTTTTCCTAGTAGAGCTATACTCTGCTCATTTATAAAAGGAGCTGTGTTAGCTATGTTAAATGTTTTATTGGCCAATAGTTTCTATGCTCCTAAAGCAAGGGTACAAAACTGGTTAAAGGTACAAAGGCAACTTGAGTAGAATAAAGGCCTGTAGAACCAGTTATATTTACGTAAAGGTTGGGTATTACATTACCTCCAGAAGTAGTTACGAATTGAGTAGATAGTCCTACTAAAGGGGGAGGAGGGGTAGCAAAGGGGTTACTTATAGTTCTTATAGCTAGAGGATCATAGTTTATTAAAGTTTCACTGTCTATATACACATTACTTATGTACTCGCTAGCAGTAAGCTCAGTGGTGCCTTCTTCTCTCAAGTTAATACTATCTACTCTATATAACTTACCAGCATCTGAGGTATAGTAGTCTGAGGGGGTAATTTCTCCTAAAGCCCATAAATCTTTAGATTCAGGAATGCTAATAGGGTCAAATGTGCTAAAGTTTTCAAACTCTTTTATATCATAATTCCATTTAGCAATAGGCTGGACCTCTACATAATCAAAATTATCAATAGAGTTATATGTATTGCCTGTTGCAGCAAGAGTATAGGATGTGTTACTTAATAAATATAGTTCTGATTTTGAGCTACGGTTACTAAAGTGTCTTAAAACTAAAGGAGCAGTATTAGAGTTAAAAACATTATTAGACAGTCTAGGAAATGCTATGTGTTGAAGCTTGATCCTTGTGTTAGAATTATTACTATCTTCCTGCACAATACCGTTATAACCTAGTATATTTGTAGCAGTTTGGGTAGCTAAAGATATTATAGATCCTGGGTATAAATGTTCACAACCTGTAGCAGTACTAAAGCTAACTTTTCTTTTTATATACCTATTAGAGGCTAAAATATATTGAGCAAATCTAGCTGCTTGACTTCTTCTTGAACAATTTAGCAGTTCTATAGTAATAATTCTATCTTGAACATTTACTGCGTCAGGGTTCTCTATTCTAACTACATCTCTACTAAAATTCTTAGCCCCATTAGTAAAGACCACTTCAACAGCAGTCACTCTTTCATCCCGTCTAATACCACTAAAAGATACGCTAGTGGTATCTGCGTCGTTAAACATTTGTTCTGGGATTGCTCCTGGTGCGTCAGGTATAAGCTCTATTTTATTACCTGAAATACTTAATACGCATCTAATAGAGGAAGCAAGCTTGCTTATAAGTTCAAATACATCTATTTGGTTAGATATGTATATATCTGATATAAATCTTCTTTCATTTATTTGAGTACTAGATGACTCCCCTACCTGATTCTCAAGAATACTAGTAAACTGGCCTCTAGGCTTATGTCTGAATGTCCCATCAGCATACGCGGGTACTCCAAAAAATTTACCGGTATTAGGGTCTACCCCATGAGTAAGCTGTGATACTGAGTAAAAGTTAAATTTATTAATTTCAGACTCACTAATACCTAATTTGTCTGTTAGTAGGTCGTATATTTGCCATACTGCATCTTGAGTCCAGTCTAGCTTAAAAGAGCCGTCCCAAATACCTTTGAATATGACAGGATTATCTTCGTATAGTACCGTATCTGGATCTGATTGTAGTTTGTAACCTGTAACACTAGGAGAGCTAACCTCTAACTCTCTCCAATCTACCTCTCCATTATCTAATATAGGCTGATCTAAATTAGAAGGTACTTTTACGATACTGCCTTTTACCATAGAGGTAAAGTCAGGTATCTGATTTCTAAAATTAGTAGCCTTTAAAGCATAGCCTATAGTAGCTGTTTTAGGGTAAGAAAAACTGTCATGCGCTATCTCATCAAAACCTAATAAAGAGACTTCTGAAGATATGCTAGAGTCTGAAGAGTCATCAGACGCTTTTAGAACACTTAATCTATAACCATTAGTACTTAAGTTAGTTTTAGGTATAGTTATTGGTATATCTAAGATAGTAGGAAAAGTTATTACAGCGCTAAAAGACTTTTGTACAGCAGCAACATAATTATCTATGTTTGATGTTTCTGAGAAAGGATGTACTAATATACGTATATCAAGTCTTTGTTCTTGATAATCTTGGGAGTTTGAGTTCTCAGTAACTTCTCTATATAGTTCGTCCACAGAGAATTTTACTACTATAGTATCAATAAAAGTATCATTTATTTCAGCAGAAGTAGGAAAAAACTGTAAGTTAGCTTGAGGAACTCCTGTCTCTACGCCGCCTGTTTGTCCTGATTTTAATACTGTGGGAGAGGAAAACCGTACGCTGTTAATTACTTCAGACCCAAAAGGTTGTAGTACAGGCTGTTCAACTGAGCCAGTTGAGCTTACGTATTGAAATACATAAGGATCAGGCTCATCAAACTCATTTATTAAATCGTCTATAAACTTGTTTTCTACTCTTATATCTTGAGGACCATTAGGGTTAATTCTGTATACAGGCCCTTCTGCTAAGCCTACATGAGTAAATAGAACTTCTGTATTTAACTTAGTTAAGTTTTTTGAGTAAGCCTTGTCTTGTCCAAAACTTAAATCTACATAAGTAGCAGGATTAATATCTGTCATTTTACCATTACGTCTTTAACGCTAAATATATCTGGGTCCGCTCTATAACTTTTAATATAGGTATTTATTATAGTGCCTGAAGCTCTTGTCATACCGTATATTATAGGTACAGGCAAGTTAGCATTATTATTTATTCGTAAAGCACCAAAAGAGTCGTTTTGCGTTCGTATATTTACATCATATATTTGCTCGGCATTACCGAATAAAGAAGAGTCAATTATTCTTTTATTTAGCCCTTCAAAGTCTGAAGTTTCATAGCTTGCAGTAGATAACCCAAATAAGGGGTATATAAAACTAGAAGATAACTCAGAGTAGTATTCTGAGTAAGACATTTGATTACCGAATATTAAGGGAGCTAAAAATACCTCAGTATCTTTGGTTAACTTTTTAGAGTATAAGGAGCTGTTAATAGGGCGTCTGTCTTCTATTAGGCATATGTCCTGGAATTTACTCTTAGAGTCTATAGAAGTATAAAATTTATAAAAATAAGGAAATTGGTTTAGTAGGCAAGATATTATGTCACTATAGTCACTAGCAAATATCACTATTTCCTCTACCTCAAAAAACTGAAGCAAAGGCTCAGAGATTTTTACAGTGACTTTCTTTGAAGTATTCATATCTTTTTATATCCTTATCTATATCGTACCAGTATATATAAAATTTATTATTAATTCCAAGTATAAATTTTAAGTTTGTATAGACGCACATTTTTAAATCTTCAGAGCTAGGCTCTACAAACCTATCGTCTGTGTGAGAGTGAAATATGCCCCATATATCTTTATCATAATCTAGCATGAGTATAGGATCTAACATAAAGCTATGTTTAGGCCTCTTACTTATGTTCTTAGACGGCACAAAGTTAAATGACTTAGTTATGATACCACAAGCTTCATAAGGGTATTGGCTTTGAGAATATTTACCCATAGTGTCTTTTAATTCTTCAAATCTCATCACTAACACCTATAAATCCACCAAAGTTTTGGCTGTTATTTCTTAGTCTACACGCACTTAGACTTTTAGAGCAGACATCTAGCTTAGGATCTTGTGTTTCTGCATTATTAGCTGTAAAGTACCCATTAGCAGTTTTTTCAGGAAAGGTGCTAGGTATAGTACCAGAACCAGAAGCAGGGTATTTACATTCAGTGCCTTTATATTGCCAAGGACAAGTTCCTCTATAAAATTTACGCTTAGGTAGCGTGTCAAGAAGGTTAGTAGTTCTATTTGACAAGTTGAAATTTACTGTATTATCATCATAGCTGTTCATCTTAGTAATAATGAATTTATTCTCAACATAGGCATTTTCATCTGCATTTTGATTAACTATAAATAAAGAGTCGCCTATGGTAGCGCTAGAGTAGTCACTTTCTTGTAACTTAATTCTATTGTCTTGGTATACTGCGGCTATTGTTTTTTCATCGCTAGTACTATTTGCTTTAACAACATCTCCTACTCTATATACAGCACTACTATCTAAAGTAATTATATTATCAGATATAGAAACAATCCTAGAGTACTCAGGCCAAAATTGTAACATAGACGCAAATATAGTTTTTATTTCTACTACAGCGCCTAGTAGGTCTCTAGAATCTTTTAGAGTACTTACCCACTCTTCTCCTAAAGAAATAGTAGTATCATAATCAAAAGCAATATTCTGACCACCTCTAAGATCTACAATACTAGAATCAAATAAGGCATTTCCAGGCACTGTTCGAGGATCAATATTAGTAACTAAGTCCCCGTTTACATATGCAGAAACAGAAGAAGTATTATTATAACCTATTAGGTTAGGATTCTCTATTAAAGACACAATAGTAAAATCAATACTACTAAGCTCTAAACTTAGCTCTCCTACACTGCCATCAGAAGATATACTAATACCAGGGTAGTTTATAGGAAATGCTCTATAACTATTATTGGCGAAAGTAATACTATAGTTAGGTATGTTAAAATCTTCTCCAAAAATCTGAGCATAACGTAAAGGAAAAGGGTAAGGCCACGCGCTACCTAAAGAAGAGTCATTAGGATTGCCATTAGCAGTAGGAGGGTACCAATTGCCAGGATAATATATAGAGTACAGTCTAACTATAGGCTCTTGCTCAAAACTGTTATTTACTGCAATATAGTTTGAGGGGGTAATATCAGATACAGTTGTTGTTAATATATTAGTTTGCTCTTTTGGCGTAGCAGAAGCTATAAAAGAGTTAACATTCGATAGTCCTCTAGCAACTACTAAGTCTAAAGAGGTTATAGAAGTATCAGGAAATAGTGCCTCAGTTATTACTGCAGTGTCATTAGCTGCAGGAAAAGTAGCAATCTGAGCTAAGTTAAAGTCTACACCTAGATTGTCTAAAGCAGTACTAGGAAACTCATATAAACTTTGAGGCACTAATATATTATCAGCATATATTTGAATTTCAGACTTATAGTCCGCTGATACTGGCAATGAAAAAGTGTTTGTAGTGCCGTCTATAGAGTAGGTATTAGAAAATATTACTACGGGGGTACTTGTATATCTTTGAGATTCATAGGTGATATCTACGCTACTGCTATTAGATAGTATAGTCTCTCCAACTTGAAAGTAATGAGAAACATTACTAACTTTTACTTTTGCATTACTACCAGTAACTGAGATTACTTCTCCTAAAGCATTAGAAGAGGTTCCATATATAGACATACCTGCCTCTAGAGAAGAAGTATTAGCAAGTGTTAAAGTAAAATCGTACAGTCTAGAAGACATTTATGCCTCCACCAACGTTAATGTTATGGTATAGTAGTTTATATCATTACCTGATATTACATGATCTATTACTAAATCTCCCCCAAACCTAACGAGAGTAGTGCCGCTAAGATTGAAGTGAGACAGCTCTAAAACAAATGATTCAAAATCTCCACCTCTAGCAGCGTAAAAATTTTCTATATTATCTTTTGCAGTATCATCTATATTACTATAAGTAAAAGTAAAAGTCCTAAGCTGCCTTCTAGTTAGTAATTTAGTTTTTTCGTACCCTAAAGTAGTACTAAATCTAGTACTATTAGTTCTTTTACTTATAGAGTAGCCCCTATCGGGTTGTCTATCACTCATTGCAGCGTCTGTGGGGTATATTGCCATTATTTAATCTTCTTTATGCTACGTTTTATAGGGCCATTAGTTCTTAAGTCTTTAAGTACTACATCTACCACCATTTTGCCGTTTACTATTTTAACTTCAGGTTGCGTCTCAGTTTCTACTGGCTGACCTTTGTTTATTATGTTGACTTCAATGTTAGTGTCGCCTGTAGGTAGAGCCCCATTATTATTAATATAGTCTAACGTATCTACCCCCACATTGTCAACAGAAGAATTTCTAACAATATACTCTCCGTCAGATAGCATAGCCAAAATAGAGTCGCTAGTACCATTTCCAGGTCCTGAAACAATACCTCCGTTAGCAAAAGCAGGATATAGGCCTTTTACCCTATTTATTATAGAGTCCCAATTACTAGTAGAAGGAGATGAGTTATTAAATCTATTACCCCTATTAAACTGAACTCTATTAGGTCTGTCATACTCAAACCATAGATCTCCTACTGCTGAGGCTGCATCTCCAACGCCCCAGTTTTTTCCGTTTCTAGAAGCTGCAATATATTGTGCTGCATAAACAATAGCCTGTTTAGCAAAACTATTAGGTGCATAGTTCGCTGTATCCCAGTTAGAGTTAGAACTTACTCTTTCTGGTCTGTAAGCTTCAAACCCTATATTAGTGTTAGCAATAGCATTAAACCCTGAAGAATAAGCAGAAGCAGCTGTTTCTCCTAAGATATTTCTATATCCATCAAAAAAGTACTGTTTTAGTCCTGTAGCAGAATTAGTCGTGCCTGAGCCTCCAATACTTTTTAGTAAATTAGCTTCTGTATCATTAATATGGGCCATCTGCGTATCTCCGCGTATCCCGAAAGTGGATAGGGCAGAGTCTAGCCTTCCAGTAGTATTTAATGTATTTAAAAATTCTGGTCCAAGCTTAGAAACAGTATTAGCAGTTAATACAAATTCGCCTTTTGAAAGTCTAGCAGGTATAGAGTCACTAGTTCCAGTACCGGGGCCGTCTACCATGCCTCCTGTCTTGTATCCAGGCACATAAGTAGTAGTAGCTCCTGGATAAGTATACCTAACTTTATTTATATCTTGTAAGTCGCCAAGAGCTTTTAAGAATATGGACTCACGTAATACTTTTTCAATATCGTCTAACCAAGCAGTATTACCTTCGATGTTAAACATATGAAGCTCTATAGAATCTAGTACCCCTTTTATATTATCTAAAAAGCCATTTGCGTCAGTTAACTTATCGTCCATACTATCTAAAGAACTGTCTATGGTATCTAAAAAGCCATTTGTGTCAGTTAACTTATCGTCCATACTGTCTAAAGAACTGTCTATGGTCTCTAAAAAGTTATTTGTGTCAGTTAACTTATCGTCCATACTATCTAAAGAACTGTCTATAGTCTCTAAAAAGTTATTTGTATCAGTTAACTTATTGTCAATACTTTCTAAAAAGTTATTTAGGTCAGTTACCTTATTGTCAATACTTTCTAAAAAGTTATTTGTGTCAGTTAACTTATTGTCAATACTATCTAAAGAACTGTCTATACTTTTTATTTTAGGCTCTAAAAATACCTGAAGCCAATTCCATATAGCATTTAGAGTGGTCCTAATTTCTTTTTGAAGGTCCACACTGGAAGATACTGATTTGGCTATATCAGCAAGCTTAGCTATTTTAGGAGTCCATTGGTCATAGTAGCTCTTTAAAAATGTGTTCTGATAGTAATCCCAAATTTGGTCATATAATGCTAAAGCATTGTCGTTTGGTTGATCATTTAAACTATCATTTATTGTTTTTAAGTAAGGTATTGCTTCGGTTTTAAAGACATTTATAGCATCTACCATCTTCATAAAATCAGATTCAAATGTAGCCGTAACATCTATAGGTACTTTTTTACTTATATTAAACAAATCGTTAGCGTCTATAGCAGTTGCTATAGGGGTAAAGAACGCAGCTCCTGTAATAGAAAACTGAGTTGGGTTAAAAAAGTTAATACCAGACAGCTCAGAGGCTACAGGAGTAAATATCTCAGAACCGTCTACTACAGCTTTTTCAAATGTTACTCCTTCATTTAGGTCAACTAGTAGCGGAGAGACTATTTCTAATAAGTTACTTGCACTTACTCTAAGAGGCTGTGTTATGTCAATAAGTGAACCTGCAGTGCGGTTCATTTTACGGCCTATAGTAATTAATTGAGACACATCAACAGTACTTTTATTAAGGTTTATAAGGGTATCTGCATCATAACTTGCAGGTTCGATAACCATTATATCATATACTCTTACAGTTATTTTTCTAGTAGCGTCAAAGGAGAATACTTGCTCCCACTCAGCAGGTTTAATCTTAGTTGTATTGTTCCAATCAAATACTTCTCTATAATCTAAAGGTACAGTATTATTAACCAAGTCCCCTAGATCAAGTTTAGTAGCTTCATTCATATAGAACCAATCTGCAAACGTAGTGGATAACTTATCTTTGATAAACCATGTGTAGAAGTCAGAATTTTTTTGCACTATAGGGTTAAATAGACTATCATAGTCAATATCTATTTTATCTTCTAACTTTAATTCACCAAAAGCATAGTTACCGATAAGATCGCTAACAGAAAGAATTGGTTTATCTACTAATCCGCTAGTAGTTAATACAGTTAAATCTACAACGTCTTCTACTGCTAATGCGTACTTAGTCCAAGCAAATCCCTCTCTATAACTAAAGTTTGAAAAAACATCATTTAGTGCTATAGGTACAGGATCTCCAATAATGTTAAGTATTTGATCGAACCTGTACTCAAGTTTTTCATTCTCATCAACCCCTATATATGCTGCAGCAGGCAGAGCAGTAGGCGCACTTATAGAAAAGAAAGAGGCTCCTGGTAGCGCTGTAGGAGTATTAACAGTAAATAAGCTATCAGAAGTTAGGTTTACTGGTTGAATAGATATTAAGTCTTGCCCATAAAAAGTGCTCTTTGCAACATTTATAACATCTTTAGCAGCAAAAGTAGCTCTACCTATTACTTCTAAGTAATTAAACAGATTTACAGGAACAGTACCTAGTAAAGTAAATAAATCTATAGCAGTGACTTGATAAGGATTGCTTCTTAAATAAGAAAAATCTATAAATTCACTAGCTAATATTTCATAAGGTATAAATTCAAGTATCTCATTACCTTGTAGTCTATATTTGGCCCCTATACTGAATACTTGAGATGCTTGAACAACGGTAGGATTAGGAGATAAAGTAAATACTTGGCTAGGAGCTAATGGCTCTCTAGTATTAGAAAGGTCAAAAGCATTTCGTAAATCTAAAGGTATTGGCTGAAATAGCTCAAATACATTAGAAATATCTATTTTATCAGCAGCATCAAACCAGTCATAAAAATTAGTAGCTAATAAGGTAGGTTCTACAAAGAAAAAGTCGTAAGGAGCTACCCCTGTTAAAGGGCTAAAAAAGGTATCTGGAGTTATACCAACAGTTTTTTCAGGTACCCACCAATTGTTATCGACTTCAGTAAATAAATCTGAAGGATCTATTTTTAGCTTACTTTCAAAACCGCTCTGTCTAAACGCTTCTATATCAAATATATCGCTACTGTCTATTCTAGCTCTAACAAAGTCAAAACCGCCGTTAACAGAGTAGTTTTCAAACATATCTGTAATTTCTAGTCTAGTAGTTCCTAGCTCAAATATATCAACATAACTAAGAGGTAGCTTAGCCAGCTCATTTATAGCTAGTACTTCGTTAGGGTTCAGTAATAATGGGCTTTGTATTGAGTAAAGAGCAGATGCTTCAATATTTTCTACTTTAGGCTTAAACAGTGAATAAGCTGATAACTCAACAGGAGAGCTTACAGTGTACAGATCAGAAGGTACCAAGTCTATAGGAGAGTCTAGTACAAACCAATCAGAAGCTTTGGTGTCTACTGTTACTAGGCCTGTAAAGAAGTCATAAAAACCAATACCCGCCTTAGGTGATATATAAAACCAATCGTCAAAAGTGGTAGTCATAGTGCTAATATTAAAGAATGTCTCAGCAGTTACTGGTATAGAAGCTACAAAAGTATTTATATCTATCTTTTCTCTAACATCAAAAAAGTCTATATACCTAATCTCTCTTCTTGAGATATCAAACCAATCATACCCGCTAGTTTCCCACTTAGTAGTAGGAGGCCATGTAAACCAGTCTGCAAAACCAGTTTCAGTTAAAGTAGGCGCAGAGAACCACATACCCCAGCTAGTATTTTCTGGCTTAGGTATAAACCATTTTAAGTAGTTAGTATCTAATGGTGTCGGCTGATTAAACCAAGTTCTATAGTCATGGTCCTGTTTTACAATAGTTACCCAATCAGTAAATTTTGTGTCTATCTTTACTATGTTTAGCCATTCGTTAAAGGTAGTATTACGTTTAACTACATCTAACCACTCATCAAAGTTAGTAGTTCTTTTTACTATATCAATCCAAGTATCTATAGTATGTGATACTTTAACTATAGTTGCAAAATCATATATGTCTAACTCAGCCTTAACTATATCAATAAGCTGGTCAAATCTAATAATCTGAGGTACTACTATATAAAAATAGTCAGCAGGCTTAGCAATAGGCTCGGTCACAGAAAACAACTGACCTGTTAGCCCGCTTAAATTAGAAACATTTGGCCCTGCATACACAGTAGAGGTACCAGAAGAGACAGACGACTCTCCTGCTACAGGCGCTGCAATATCATTTAGTGCAGGAACAACTCCTCCTGATACTACTAACAGCTCTGACAGTATTTTTCTAATATCTTCTAAGTAAAGATTGTTATAATATAAGTAACCTGGGGAGCGCACACCTAGTCCATCGGTAAGAATAGACTGCAACAGGCTATTAGTGGCACTAGTGCCGAACGCAACTTGGTTACTTTCTGTACTAGTAGTGTTTAGAGTATATTGCTGTAAATCAGTGTTTAAACTAGGCTCAACTATGTCTAGTTGTATAGGCGTTTCTAGTAGCGCTATTGCATCAGTTACGAAAGTTTTAAATACTGTCTCAAGGCTATCTAGGCCCATAGCAGTTGGATCCATAGCCTGTAATATTGACGTCAAGTTATTCTCTAAGAATTGAAGCTCTGTATTTAACTCTTGAAACTCTTCTAAAGGTAGAGTGTTACTAGCAATATCAATAGCACCATACAACTCTTCATAAGCAGTTTTAGCGTCTACTATGTTTTGGTACTCAGCGATAGAAGCAGTTAGCTGCTCTAATACTTCAGCAGAGTTAGAAAAAGGCTCAACTGCTATATTATACGCATCTTGACTAAATACAATGTTACTTAGCGCGTCAGATAAGTTTGCAGTAGTAACACTATCTATGGCTGCTTGTACATTAGCAAACTCATCACTAACACTAGCTAGTTTATCTGTAAATAGCTCTATTTTTTGATTGACATTTAAAGTAGCATCAGCCAGTCCGTCAATATAAACAGTATTATCTGCTAAAGCAGCATTATACCCGTCTAATACAGAGTTTGCATCATTATAAGCATCACGAGCATCCACTGCACGCTTTAGTAGATCTTCTTGTATCTCTGTTAAAGTAAGGTCTACATTTCTAAGACCCTCAGTAGTGTTGTTTAAGTTAAGTTCTTTTTCTACTCCAACTAGTGCCAATGCCGCTTCTTTTAAGCTATCTGTAGTATTTGTAGTACCGCTAATTTGTGACTCTAAATCTGTTATAGTAGAAAGAGCTCTGCTTATCTTAACAAACTTATCAGCAGAGTCAGGTAGTGCTTGCAGTTCTGAAAGCCTTTGTAGTTGATCTTCTAGGCTGTTTCTTAGTTCAGATATAGGCGTAGTAGTGTCTATACTGCCTATAGCAGCTGTACCAGATTCTATATCTAATTTTAAGTCAGTTAAGTACTGGTCTAAACCTGCATATCCAGTATATTGAGGGTCAAGTCCTTGTACAATATCATTTATTCTATCTACATGCTGGCTTAAGTTGCCTCCTGCTGCGGCAAAAGCTTTCTGCGCATCAAATAGCGTATTATATAGTTCTTCCTCAGCACTGGCTTGATCTGATACTGCTGAATTAAATAGTCCTTTTAAGTTTTCAAAGTTAGTTCTATACGTAGACACCATACCTTCAAGTAGTCTAGTAATATCTCTAACCACTGAATTAAACGAGTCATACAGGCTAGACCTAAAAGATTCCATAGAGTCTTTAGCACTATCAAGCTCTTCTCTCATATCTTGGAAAGTACTAACAAAGTCAATAAAGGAAGTTTGAAGTATACTAACTCCTGTTTTGTATGTTTCAATATTTATAGACTCACTAACTGTTAATTGATAGTTTAACTGCCCTAAAGCTGTTTCTAAGTCATTCAAACCTATTAAGCCTTGCTGTGCTTTAACAGCAAAGTTGCCTACAGAGCCAAAAAATTCGCTTAATGACTCTTCAAAAATAATTCCTGCCTCTAAAAATATAGATTCTACAGATCTTGTTAGGCGTGATCCAAAACCTGTAGATGCTTGTAGTGTAGAGTTGTAAAAGTCAACTAAAGAGGTTTCAAAACTAGCAAAACTCTCACTCGCAGCTTGTAACTGTCTAGTAAGTAACTCTGTGGCCGCCCCTACTGAGTATGTAAAGTCTACTATAGTACCTATTCCACCGCCATAGTCTTCTGCAGTTGTAGCAGCATCTCTAAGCACTTTTAGCTGCTCCTCAGTCGAGTCTTGTACTAAAGCCAGTCTTCTTTGATTGTATAGCGTATTTACTTGAATTTCTTTTTTATATGCGTCCTCAGTAGCAATAATACCGTCTTGTACAGCATAGCTTACTCTATCTATGCTATTTACATAGGTAGCTACTAATGCTCTTACATTGCTTAAAGCTCCTGTATCATCTAGACTGTCATTAAGATCTATAAAAAACTCATTATATTCACGAACTAACTCTATAGAAGCTGTATAAGCAGTATTTAAAGCGTCAATAGAGCTATTGTACTGATCCGTTGTTATTGATCCTTGAGCTAATAGCTTATTTAGCTCATTAGTAGCTGTGTACAGTTCTTTATATAAGCCAGATTGCTCAACCAAAGAGTCTTTAGGAGATTGCAAAGATAAAAAGAAAGAGTCTGAGGCGTCTACAAAGTTGCCTATCTCATCAATAGAGGCTACAAGGCCTGCTTGACGAAGTACTTCTTGAGTTCTAGTCTCTGCTATAATTTTATTAAGAGAGTCAGTAACACTTACTGCATCTCTAACCCCAGTAGAGTACTCAAAAGCTGCACGCGCTAATAGTATATTACCTTCAGTTAGTTTATCTTGAGTAAACTCTAGAGCAGGAACTAGATTAGAGTTTATAGATCTAAAGATATTTAAGTACTGGTCATATAACTCCTCATTAGCGTCTGTTAATATATTAGCAGCTTCTGCAAAAGAAATAAATGCTGCTGTGCCGTCAAACTCATATGCAGCAAAACTAGATCTTGTGTTTGAAGGAGTAGCAGTTGTAGTTAACGCACCGCCGCTTAGCCCTGTTTCTACCCTACCTCCTGCAGCCATTTGATTAAAATTACCAGAGTTTAAAGAGTATAGAGTGTCGTATCCTATTTTTTCAGAAGATTTTTTGTTTATAACAAACTCTCCTGGCATTAACATTGCAGGAACAGAATCTTTATTTTGCTGAGCATTAGTTCCAGGCACTACGCCTCCTGAAGCTAAGCCTACAGAAGCAAAGTTGAAAGATAGTCTAGACTCAGAACGTCTAGCTGACTTTTGTATCTCTGAGGTATTAAATAATCCTAATAGGGTTCTAGAAGCTATTTCTGCTTGTGCTGTGGCTTGGGTGACGGCATCAGAGTATTCAGCAGTTACAGCAGTAAGAGCTCTAATAGCTATTAGCTGCTCATCAGAAGATTCAGCTATCAACCTCATGCGTTGTCTATAAATTAAATTTTCTGTCTTACTTATAATACCAAAAGTGCCAGACACAGTAGACTGAACTAAACGAGCATCTTGAACTAATAAACTTTGAGCTTTAAAAATTTCCTCAAGACTATCGTATACTTCATTATTTATATTTTTAGATAAGTTAACAGCTTTATCAATAGCCTCTTCAAAGTCCTTAGCTACTTTCTGTATTTTTAAGGCTATACCTGTTTCTAGTATACGATCAGCTTCAGAAGCAGAAGTACCTAACTGTATTAGCGAGTCTCTAAACCCTCTAGTCTCTCCCTCAATGCTTGCAAATACTAGTGCAAGATTATTCATATCTTCAGCTTCACGCTCTATTATAGATACCGCACCTCCAGCGCTAACAGCTAATCCTGCATAACTAAGTAAAAGACTAGAGCCGTAACTTTCTAACTGACCTACTCGGTAAGAGTTCTCACCAAAAACATCTATTGTTCTAGTAATTAAATCTTGAAAATCAGCAACTAATCCATTTGTTACTTGATTTATATTAGCTGCTGTAGTAGCAGCAATTTTGTCTACCTCTTGATCTAGGGTTATGTAGCTTGATGTTATTTGATCTTGTATATTGTTTATAATTTCTCTAAAAGAGGCGGCAAAAGATATTTTTTCTAAGTTCTTTTCAATATCATCAGAAAAATCAAGTCTTCCAATAGCTTGTCTAACATCAAAGGCAGCAGTAGTAAATCCTTTTAATAACAGCTCAAAGGTTGTTTTGGATACGCTCTCAGCATCATTGAAGTTAACGCCCCTTCTAATTTGGCTCCCATTTATTGTAGTCGATAATTCTTGTTGCCTTATGTCACCTTCTCTAGTACGTAAAAGTACATCGAAAGATCGAGCTCTATTACTCACTCCAATAATATCTTCTAATAAGGTGTTTAAACTTTTAGCATATTGAGCAATAGGCTCTAAAGCATTTCCTTGAGCCCCTCCAGCGCTTACCCTATCAGTAGCTATGTTAAATTCAGCAGTAGTATACTTACTGGAACCCCCACCTAGCAAACCGCCTATCCAGCCTCCTAAAAGCCCTCCAAGAACTGTGCCTATAGGCCCAAGAAAACTACCTAGAGCAGAGCCAAAAGCAGTACCCGATACCGCAGCAGCTATACTAGCGCCTACTACTGAACCAAGAGCACCTCCTATTTGGGCCTCTACAGTAGAACCTCCTGTCATAGCACCTAGTGAAGCGCCTGCAAAAGCAGTACTTACAATAGAACCTAACCCAGATAGTACCTTACTTACCCCACTTAATGCACCTTGAGCTTTAACAGCTCCCTCAGCCACACTACTCACTGCGGCTGCAGAAGATTTAAAACTACCGGTAAGAGTACTAGTTAGTAAGTCTAAAGGAGCTAAAATACTTTTAAATATATTTGAAAAGTCAAAACCAAATAACTGACCTATAGTACCTAATATTCCGCCTCCACTTACTCCTTGAGACGCAGCTGCAGCTAAGCCTTGTACAAAGGTAGTAAAACTAACTAGTTTTTGTCCCGCATCTCCTAGACTACTTATCATAGACCCTAGTTCATTTACAACGCTATTTTGTGCTCGCTCTAGTTTTGAATTAGCCTCTGCTAGAGCATTAGCAGAAAACTCTAATCTTACTTGTGCTAAATACCCTTCTTGCTCAGCAAGTAGTCTGTCTTGCTGAATTAACTTTAGAGACTCTGTACTATTAGATGTTTCATCTATATTATCTAGATATTCTTTTTGAAGTTTAAAGTAGTCTGAGTACCCATCAATCCCTGCAGCTATTGAGTCTAACATGCTACGTTCTATTTCTCGTCTATCACGTAATATATCCATAGAAGCAGTAACTGCCTCAGACTCTCGATCACGAGCTTCTTTAACTCTTTCCAGTTTTTCTTCATGCGCCTCTAAAGACTCATTATAAGACTCTTGGGCACGGGCTTGACGCTCTTCCGCTACTCCAGCTGTTACTCGCTGCAGTAGATTACCAAACCTGCTAAGCCCTTCAAAAGTAGCTTGTGCTAACCGTACTCTAGCCAGTTTTTCTTCTAGCTGTACCGCTCTTTCACGATTTTTATTGTTAGCTTCCTCTGCTTGTCTTTGCGCAGAGTTAGCTTCTTCGCGTTTGTCTAGTAGTCGGGACTCATTTTGTATTTGAGCACTTTGTCCTGCGGCTGCAGCTTCGGAGGCCGATGCGGCAGCATTACCTCGTTGCTTTTCTAAAGCTATTTGTCTATCCAAAGAAGATTCAGCAGCGTTTAATCTATCATTTTCTAAGCTACTTAAAGCCGTTTGAGTATTTTGTTGTATTTGAGCGTTTCGTTTTAAAGAATCTGAAGCATCTTGGAGATTAGCTGTTGTAGCTGTAAGACTACCGTTAATCTTTTCAAAGTCTCTCATCCAGCCGGTATTGTATTGTTCAGAAGTTAAACCTCTATTAACTCTCAGCGCCTCAGCGCTCATGTTTCCTTGAAGATTTCCTGTATACCACTCAGTAGGTACAGACTCAAGTCGTCCGCCTCCTCTTGTTAAGATATCTCTAACATATGATTCTGCCACTGCATCTTGAACAGATGCAGGGGCGCTCATAGCGTCTCTATACTCAGTACCTACTCCAGCTTTTGCAGCTTCTCTTGCCCATGTGCCTCTAGTAAACTGATACGCGCCACTAGCAGTAGAGCCTTCCCCCCATGCGTAATTAGTAACATTGTACCTATTACTAGACTCTCTTTGTCTTATGGTTTTTAATATTCCGTCTACTATGCTGCTACTATCTGAGGGGCTTAGCCCTTCAATACTAACATTTTCAAAATTGTTAGTTACTGAGCCGTTTGAGCCTCTAAATCCGTCATCTGGGCCTACTGGTCTAGCTCCTTGAGAAGCAACCACTGCTTGACCCGACCCTAAGTTACCTATGGTGCCAATACTATTTATAAGGCCTGCTAACTGCGTTATAAAGTTTCTAAGCTCTGCAGAGTACCTACTAAGAAAATCATCATTCTCAATACCATACTCACTAACAAAATTTTTCATACCACTTATAAGTCTATTAGCTTCTTCTACTCGTTTATTTAATGTTTCTAATTGAAGTTTTTTATCCTCATCAGCAGCTTTTCTTTCTTCTTTTTGTAGTTCATCTCTTAGCTCTAGAATACGACGATCTTCAGCTATTTGATTTTTACGCTCTTCTAGTGCTTTAACTCTACTATCGGAATCTATCTTTATACGCGCGAGCTCCATTTTATTTTGAAGATCAGCCTGTGCTGAACGTTCTGCGATTACTTCTCGCTCTATCGCAAATCTTTGCTTATCTAGAGCAGCTAACTTATCTAAGTTAGCTATCTCAATAGCTACTTGTTCTGACTCTTTTTCTGCAGTAGCAACGTCTATTCCAGCCCCTACAACGTCATTAACAATATCAAATAACTCTTTTAAGTCTTTATTTATCTTAGAGTTTTGTATGCCTCTATTACCTAACTCTAGCAGGCTTTTAGCATTATCTAGCTCTATTTTTGATGCTTCTATTTTTGCTTTAGATATTTCTAATTGAGAGCCTAACATACTCTCTTGTATGTTTAGTAGCTCTCTATTAGTATTTAGAGTATTAATTAGTTGATTAGTTTTTTCTTCTGTAGTACGTAAGTTGGCGTCTAATATTTGTAAGGATAGGTCTCTCTCCTCTTTAGCTAAAGAAGCTGTAGTTTGCCTATTACTACGTGCTTGTTGTATTATGGAGATCTCAGCATTTATAGCTGTTCTTAATTCGTCTAGGTTTATGTCACGTACAGTCCTAGCAACTTCTTTCTTTAGAGCTTCTAAAGCTTTAATTTGTAGTATAAAAGTACCTAGCACGCCTTTAGCACTAGAATCCAGCTGATTGCTTGCATTTTCAGCTTTTCTTAACTCAGCAGATAGTTCAGGGGTGATATTTATAGATCCCTGCATTCTAGCAAGAAACTCAGTTATACTTTCATTAGCCTTATCAAAAGGCTCTTCCAAGTTAAATATAGAGTCAGGACCGAATACTCTTTCAAAGTCTTGGGTTATGTTATTTAAATCTTTACTTAGAGTAGAGCTAAGATTTTTTATTTTATTAGCTGCAACACCAAAAGAAGTTTCTGCGCTAGTTAAAGACTCCATATCGAATACACCTTGAAGATTAACATCTTCAAAGGCTTTTATTTCAGCTGATATAGACTGAAGTATTTTTTCATATGTTTTTTCTTGTTTGTTAAGCTCATCGCCTATATTTTTTAATATAGCCAGTCTATCTTCGTCAACTTTTAGCTGAGCCTCTACCTCTCTTCTAGTAGCTTCTAGCTGCCTTCTTTGAAGATTCAGTTCTTTTGTTCTATCATCTAGGTTAATAAGTCTTTGCGCCTCTACTGAGCTATAGTCAGTTCCTTCTATACTCTTAATTAGCGCGTCTCTAGCTCTTACAGCTTCTTCCTCTTCTCTAGCAATAACTGCTAACTCTGAGCTAACTCCTTTTAGTTTATCTCTAAGATTAACCTCAGCACTTGCTAAAGATTCTACAGTTTGTATAAGCTCTCTAGAGCTAACATTAAAATTAGTAAGCTCAGAGCTAGCATTTAAAAATACAGTACTAAAACCGATAGAGGTTTCTAATAAATCTTTTGCAGCCCCTGTTGTCTTTTGTATTTGCCCTTGTGCATTTCTTAGGCCTACGGCTATATTATTGATAGTCAGTACGCCATCACTGCTTTCTACTAAATTACGGGAAATATCTTCTATATTAAGTCCAGTAGATTTAGAAAGTTCAGCGGCAAACTGTCTTATAGCGATACTACCGTCTGCAATAAGAGGCAGTGCAGATTCTAAAGAGTCTATAAATTGACGTATACCTAAATATTCATCTAAAGTTTTAGCATCAGCAAGACTACTTTTTAACTCTTCTATTTTGCCTTCTACAGAGGCTATCTGAGCCTCTGTAGTAGTTAGAGCTGTAGCGCCTACTCCTACAAAAGATAGTACTTTCTCAAAAAACCCAGCAACTACAGGAGTGTAGCTAGTAAATTTAGCTATAAGAGCTTCTACTCCTAGTGCTAGACCTGCTACACCTGCTATAACAGCTCCCATAGGCACTGCAAAGGTTTTAAGTGCGACAGCAGCGACACCAACACCAGCTATAGCTAATAAACTTAAACCCCCTTGTAGATTAGCTACCGCATTATTAGCGTCTACTGCCTGAACTGAAACACCTTTAATACCTGCTATAACAGAGCTTATAGCCGGAAGTTCTACTTTGCCAATCTTTGTTAAAAAGGTTAGTACCTCTTCTTGCGTAGCAGCGGCCTCTCTAGCACTTCTTCCTAGTGTCTCATATTCTTTAGAAATACCGCTTATGCCCGCTGTATTAGATAAGCTCCTAATACCTGTTTCATAACTTTTTTGTGCGTCTCTAGCATCTAAAAAAGCATTTTTAATGTTAGTAATTTGAGCTTCTAGTTTAGGGAATACCCCAATTAAACTCTCTATTACAGGTAGTAGCGCTGTAAATATAAATACACCACTTATAACTCTAGAGAATACGTTAATAACAGCAGTTGCAGTTTTAACTGCCCCTGTTAATATAGTTATTGAAGCAGAAGTTCTTCTAGCGCTAGAGGATACGGTAGCTAGAGCAGTTTCAGATAAGGCTAAAGACCTATTTAATTTAGCTTGGGCAGCTGTTGATGCAACTATAGCATCCTTATAGTCTGCTAGTTTATTTTTTGCAGCAGTAGTAGTAACACCTTTGGCTTGCAGTGCTTTTATTTCGTTAGCTGCAAATGCTTGACTCTCTTTCTGTAGCTTTATTTGTTCTTTAGTTACTCTACTAAAATCTTCTAGATCTGAAGCAGATAACTTGCCTTGTTTGCCTATAGCAAATATAGAAGCAGCTACTTCTTTTTGCTTTTTAGTTCCTTTAGCTATTATAGACTCTTGATCCATTAAAGTTTTATTTAAAGCAGATAAAGTAAATCGAGCGGCGTCACTTTGTGAGCCGCTTTCTAATAAGTTTGCTCTAAAAGAGCTGAGCCTAGTATTAACACCCTGCGCAGCCCCGCTTAGCTCTCTAAATCCTACTCTACTAACTTGAGCAGCTACTATGCCAAAAATAGATAGAGCACCTGTTATATCTTTAGAAAAGAAATCAGCTAAAGGCGCTAAAGTATTAGCTAATAAGCCTCCTACTTGAGTACCTATATTTATTAAAGCTGTGCTGAGCTTCTCTAGGCTTTTTTGTGCAGAAGGTGCTGAGGTATCGATAGCACTAAATTTACGAGTACCTTCTTCGATAACCTCATTAACGAACGCCTGACGTCTTTCAAACTCTGTAAGCTCATTTACAGATTTATTAATTTCTTTAGCGTACTTACGTACTGCTGGGTCTAGTCTAGTAAATATGCCTAATTCGTCAAGTAGTTCTGGTTCTAATTTAGCACTACCTCTAACAACACGCTCAAAAGCGTCAGACAAGTTTCTTCCAAGAGCTCTAGAAGCTTGATTCGCTACAAAAGCTAGACCTTCAATTTGCTTAGTACTAAATCCCGTAGATAAGGCTAAGTTTGCTTTTTCTGCTGCCTCTCCTAAAGTAAGTTGGCTATCAGTTATCTCTTGTATGCTTTTTATTATCTTATTGCCGCTCTCACCTACCTCAGCAGCTAGAGTCTGTGTACCTCTAACAATATTTTCTACTTGGGCTGCTTTGTTTAAGGCAGAAAATGCTTGCTGTAACGCAAAAATGGTGGCCGCGGCGCCTGCATAAGCGCCAACGAGACCACCAAGTCCTGCTGCTTGTGAGCTAAACTGTCTTCCACTAGCTGCAGATGCCTGCCCTAGTCTTGTTTGAGAACGACTTAAGCCGTCAGTAGAAGTAGAAGCTTTATCAGATCTAACACCTAGTTTACCAAGAGCGTCTGCAACTGCATTTACGTCTTTAGCGGAGCGTTGAGCCCCTTTAGCTTTAACATTAATGTTAATATTTGAGTTAGCATTGGCCAATCATTTTCTACCTTTTGACTTACTTTTCTGCTTTTGTTGTTGCCTGTAGTGAGTGTCAGTTTCATGTGTTAAAAGCGCCATTAGTTCAAATACTTCTTGGCGATTTTCTACTTCATAAATATCAAATAGTATGCCTAATCCTGCATAATCTTTACCTAACCAAGACCCGCTCATTCCTTCTACTTTATCAGGTAATGAATTAAATATCTTAATAGCTAGTTGGGCTTCGTAGGAAAGATCATTAAGATCTAGGGGTATCTCATTAGGATCAGGCTCTATACCCATTTGTTCACACATAAGAAAGTAATGCTCTTTAGTTATACCCCTAGTCTGGAGCTTTTCTTGTATGAACCTTTTTAGTTTTTTTGCTGGGAGTCTACTCGATCATTTTCCCAAGCTTCAAAGTCATTCATAGAGTCAGTAACAAACTGATCAAATATTGTAGAATTTCTAAGAAGCTCTAAAGCGTCTTCTTCTGAATAAGGTATTTCTTTTTCAAGATCCTGTCCTGCCGTTTCTACCGGAAGTATACGAGATAATTCGCGTAAGGTAAGACCGCGCCATCCTTTTATAACTTCTCTAGAGTACTCTTCAAGAAATTTATCATTATCAATTTCTTCTTCTCTTTGACGGCTACGCTTATTAAACTTGATTACCATTGCTCGATTGCGTATTTTTAAAAGCTTTTCACGGCTTAAGTATGATAAACTTACGTAGAAGTTGTCTGAGTCTGGAAACTCTACTTCCACTACTTTTTCGTTTATCATCATGTTTTTAATTAAACTCATTAGGTATTCCCCTCATTTGGTTTTTATATATAAAGTGAAGGCGATTATTTGCTCTAACGTACAGCTAGTGAGGGGGTACTACTGCTTGTTAAAATAATCGCCTTCTATTGAAATCTTAATTTATGGCCCCCTCTGCCACAAATTAAATATCGCTTACAAAGATAGTTACTTCATCTCCGCATGTTTCTTCTAGCTCTTGTGCTAAGAAGTCCACTGTTATGCCTACAACATCATCGATAGAGTGTGATGGGAAGTCAAACTGCACTCTTGGCATACTGTATGCTAAGTATGGAGTAGTAGTACCTCCGATTTGTAGGTTAGCGCTTGCTCCTGTAGTCTGAGTCGCAGTATTAGTAACAATATCTCTCATAAACTCAGCAGACTGGTTAGCTCCTGCACGTAGATAAGCAGTGAAGTTTCCAGTAATAGTTCTAGAACCGGTAAACTGACCAATAGGTGAGTTTAGGGAAGCTAGCTCTTCAGGAGTCAAATAGGTAGCGTTGTTATTATAAGTCCAAGATAGACCAGTAACTGGGAAAGTATAAGACTTTTCTGCTCCACTAGCTGCTGATATAACATCAATAGAACTTAGACGGTTCTTTATAAACGCTGAAGTAGCACTTGATCCAGCTACGTTAGCTGTACCATAGGCATGATAGTGATGATCAGCGTTACCTGCTACATCAATAGTAGTATTAGCCGCCACACTTGAGCCACTATTATCAGTACCGCCGAATACAGAGATAGCTGCATCTCTAGCTGTATCTGTTAGTTCAAATAACTGAGTACCAAAACCGCTCCAGGCTGTTAGGGCTATAGAATCAATAGCCGCATCTACAGAGGCTTCGTTAATAGCTGCTTTACCAACTTGGTATACAACGTTATCTACTTTGAAGTATAAGCTATACTCTTCCATTTGTGGGAAGTTAGATGAGTGAGCGGAAACGTTAGCATTAGAGGCTGCACCGATATCTGCGTTATCAGAGAAGCCACGATGCTTCAGATTGAATATGCCGTTGTTTTCCCAGGCACTATTTTCTGCTCCGTTAGCAGCTACACGGGCGTTAGACATCATAGACTGCCATAAGAACCAGTCAGCTACAGGTTTTGAGTTACCAGTAGCTGAGTCAGCGCCATCAGTAGTTATCATACCTGTAGGTCTTATATAGGTGCTGAAGTTCCATTCTACAGGGTTAACAGCAGTATTAAATCTTTGAGTAGATCTATCTGGCGTATTACCAGATTCTAGAGTAGTAATATCTTGGTTAGTAGCACTTTGAGTAAACGCATACCCTGCTAGTACTTCAACTCTCCAAGTATTTTGTGGAGTCATTGAGGCACCATCGCCCCCTCCATTTAGATCGATAGTGGACCAGAAAACTTCTGTATTTCTTTGAAGATTTACCTGGGTATTAGGACCGCAATTAGCCATTTATTGTCTCCTTATAATCGGACTTCATAGCTTGCCTGCAGTTGTACTTCTACAATGCCATAAGGTGCTAATAGTCCTTCATCTGAATTTATAGTTTGTATTTGTATGTCTTGAATTTCTAAGTCAAAGTTACTAGGAAGATTATATATAACATGTTCAATATCTTGAATTATGTTACCATTATAAGTATTTACTAGCTCTTCTTCTTCAAAGTACGTATACACACGAATAATAATAGGTAGGTTTGATAAAGTTATATTTTTTGTATTGTAATTTCTAGTTTCGTTTCCTGCTACTACATATATAGAAGGGAAGTCATTTATCTCATCAATGCCTTTAAACCCTCTATAAACATTAGTATGTAGGTCAGTTTTAAATCTATAAGTGCTGTTTAGAGAAGATATTGAACCGTCTATCAGCTTTAAATTATCAATAATGTAATTTACAATTTTTCGTCTTTGAGACATTTTTAACCTTACTTTAGTAGAGTATAGCACAGCATATTAACTACGGCAATTATAATTTTTTAAAGTTGACCGCGTACCAATCCGAATCTACGAGAATATAAACTACTAGTAATATCTTGAATACTCCCCTCTACTAATTCAGATACTTCATACCCATATTGCTCGTTTGAAAAGTATAAAGGATTAGCATAATAGGATACTATTTTACTTTTATAGTTTATTTGTGCTACCTGTAGACTATCTACAAATCTGCCTGTTCTATTAGTTAATATAGGAGGCTCAGCTAGCCCTTGTTTTTTCATTTTATCGAGTACTAAAATTTGCAATAAAGAAGTCATTCTTTCTCTAGAGATAAATCTGCCCTTTTGTACATTACCTAATGACGCTAAGTTAGCTGTCAGTATTCTAGGTATTCTGTCAGTCACATCTACAAACATTTTACTAGCATCAATTTTTATGTCTAAAGGTATAGACCCGCCAGTAGGCACCTTTATATTTAAAGAGGTAAACGATAAATTTTTTACTAAGGTTCTTAAGGTCTTTTCTGTTCCTAGTAGAGCACCTAAGGTATTGCCTTTAGTTAGATTAAAAGATAAAGCATCATTTGTATCCGCAGTTATTACTCCTAAAGAGTTTTTTAATAGTGCGCTTCTAGTTTGTGCTAATAATTTTTTCTCAAACGAAGAGCTAAGAGAAAACCTATAAGTACCTTGTTTATCTTTTGTGGCTATAATATCTGAATCTTTATACTTTAACCCTAAAAAAGTAGTAAAAAATATAAGGCTTTTATTATCTACTTCAGCGTTTACTTGTACTGTTAAATTAGAAACTTTATCTTTTATTATAGCGCCAAAAGGGCCTCTCATAAATTTTCTAAACTGTGTAGGATTCTTCATTACTTTGTTAAATGCTTCATCTAAAAGGGCTTTTCCTTGGGAGCCCCCTATTACGCTATATATTTGCTCTCTGAAGTCTGATAAAGGGACTGCATCACTATTATTTTGTAAGTCTTCTATTAATTTATCAAAGAGATCAACTATTTTCTTAGACTTTCTATTGCCGTTTTGTAAAGAAAGCCTGACAAGTTCACTTACCAAAGCTTTACTACGTTTTATATAATCTATATCTTTTTTTGCCACGTTAGCAGTAGCCTGGGTAGCTTTTATAGTCTGTGATCCTAAAGACTTTTCTGTAGCCTTAGATTCAATATCTATAGAGTCTACTCCCATATTTGTTTTTACTTGAGCTACTAAAGAAGCTGTTACTGGGTTATCAACCCCATACGATCTTTCTATAGCACTAATTACTTTGTCAGCTTTTACACCTACAATATCAGCTTTACCACTAGCGGTAGTAGCTGTTGTTTTTGTAGAGAATATCCCTTGAGTTACAGCTTCTCCCACCTTACCTAGAGCTTCACTTTTAGTAGCGCTTGAGGTACGAGCTTGCGCTAAAGCTTTTGTGTATGTTTTATTATCTATTAGTGTTACTATAGTTATCATACTGGGAGTCTATATAAGTTTAGAGTTCTTCGCACTTGAGGAGGCAAGCCGTCAGACGATAAATCATGAGATATAGAATCGTCACCTTGAAGTCTCATACTTTTAACGCCTTCTTTACCTTTATAGATTATCTTAATCATATCTAGTGCTGCCATTTTTAAATCATTAGGCATTGAGGAGTAACCTCCGGTATATGTAACACGAACTCCTCCAGTATAGTTTTGAAATACTCTAGGATTGAAAAATCCTAGCTCGGGGCGACCGCTACCTTTTGAAGTATCAAAAGTTACTTCACCTGAGTCAGCATACCATATAAATTCATTAACTCTCCTAGAAAAGTCTACTATATCTGTTTTATTACGTCCCTCATTAAAATGTAGAAGCAGCTTAGTGTCTTCATCAGAGGATAAAGGTATATCAGATACAGTAAAGTTACTAGTATATCTATCTATCCAAGAGATACGCGTCTCGTCTATATAACCATTTAAATCCCCATTAGGGCCTGATCCTATAAACATATCTACTCCTAGAGATGGTACTACGTTACTAGTAGTATACGCATTGCCCGACAAAGTACCGTTAATATATAACGAATAAGTGTCATCATCCCTAACTAAAGCCACATGGCTAAAAGTATTTGCAGATAAGCTACCTGCTTCGACTGCTATAGTAGTAGTATTAGCGCTTTTAGCCTCAAAATATAAGCCAGAAGCCTCAGAATAGCCTAAGTCCCAGTAGTTCTCACTATCTTGAGTTTTGGATATTATACTAGAGTTAGATAAACTTTTAGGTCTTACGTAGGTTTCTATAGTAAAAGGCTCCCCGCCAAAGTCAAAATCATCTGAGTAAGGTACTACTAAATAAGAAGACTGACCATCTAACTGTAACGAGGATACTCCAAATTTTTTAACGCGAGATGTAGTTTTAGCAGACCCTACAGCTAGTATTCTATGACTAGAGCCTTCTGTTTCTATCTGTTGCCCTTTTGCTCCTGGCCCTCCTAACGCTGAGTATTTATCACCTAAAAAATGAGATACTTCATGTACTGCAATTATCGGAGGATTATCTATAAAGACAGAGGCTACTCCGCCATCAAAATATTCAGTGTACGTGTTGGCTAAAAGCTTCCTACCGCAGTAAGACTCAATAAATGAAGACACATATAGACTTATAGACTTAAGCCTATCATCTTCTGCATCATTATCTAATTTAATTTTTAAATAGTTTTTTATATCATTAAGCGTTACTATTGTAGACAATCGATCTCTCCAAATACTAAAAAAGGGATGGGGGCTGTATGCCCACATCCCCTAGTTCTATCACTAAAAAGCGATATTAAGCTGAAGCACCGCTTAGAATGTTAGCAGCATATGCGTAACTTGAGCTTAGTGCTGCACTGCTTTCAGTTGTAAGAGCTTTCATGTCGAATCTAGTAGACATATACATAGCTGTTACTTGACGCTCTGGAAGATATTCGCTTTCTACTTCCATAGCACGACGCTCACCAATTAAGAATCCTGGCTTATAAAGCATTGTAGCTAGAACTCTATTGCTGGCAGTACCAGAAGCGGAGTCTAGGAACTCAGTTATATATAGAGGAATTCCATAGATAGCACCTAGTGAGCCTGTTAGGTATGTTGCCTGAGAACCAAACTTATCTACAGTCTGGAAGTCGTCTTCAGTAACAAAGTTATTATAGCCTTCTACTGTTGTTAGTAGCACTAGGTTCTCGCCAAGAGCTAGACCATACTTACCCATTGCAGCACGAGTGCTTGCTACTGTGGCAGCATTAGCCTTTGCAGTATTAGCAGCAGTACCCGTTAGGCCTTCACCTCTGTACACATTTAGAGCGTTAACAGCACCTGCTAAGTTAACTATACCTTTAATAGGAGAAGCCACGCCTCCAATGCCAATAGATACGTTAGAAGACCCAGCTACCATTGATTCAGTAGCATCAAAGCCTGTTAGAGTACCTGTACCTCTTAGTAGCACTTTATCTGCGAAACGCGCCATTCTGCGTGTAGCAGCGGAACGAAGGAAGTCTACTAGAGGCAGAAGGGTATCTTCTTCCTCATCTTTTGCAATATGCGTTTTCACCATAAACTTGTGTGGTGTAAGCTCAACACTCTTAATTATGTGCTGATTAGTAGTAGGCACATTAGAGTCTGTGTCTGTTGTATAAGTTCCTGACTCAAATTGTGCGATATCATCATCTACATCTTCACTTGCTACTGGCACAGAAAACTGTCTAGCATTTACTTCAATACGGTTAAATAGTGGAGCAACAACTAGTTGCTGTCTCATTTCTTCGTAAACGTTAGTAGAGAAAGCGTTCTCAAATGCGGAAACTGAGCCACCTTGTACTACATCTTTCATACGAACACCATAGCTAGTATCTAAAGGGTTCTTTCTTAGAGCCTTAGATAGGAAGTATGCGTTAGATAAATCTTTCTGCGAGAACTGAGAATGCTTGCGCGTATTCTCTTGATATACCATTTTGCTTTCGGTATAAGACTGAATTTGGTCACGATAGGCTTTCATCTGGCCTTTTAGTTCCGCTAACTCTTCTGACAGTCTAGAGTTCTCATGTTCTTCGTTATTATGCTTAATCTTCTCATCTGATTGAGCAATTATTTTTTCACCTGTTTTTTCGACTAGTTCAGCCACACGAGGCTCTGAAACGTGATTAGAAACTGTTTTCTCCTCAACTACATCTACCTGAGTGCTTTTTGTCTCAACAGTGATGGGATCACCAATATCTTGAGTTGCCATCTGTTTATTCTCCTTATTTTCGGTCTTATAACCGTTTAATTGTAATGTAAAATTCCTATCATCTTCTTCTGGAAGTGTGATAAGTGTTTTAACTGTATTAACAAATCTTTTTGCTAGTATGTAGTGAGTATCGCTCCAAGAGCTTTCATCCATACTTTTTAGATTAATTAAGTTATTTAAAGTTATTTGATTATTATTATTAGACTTTACTTTATCATTATTTTTAAGATTAAATAAATCTAACTCGGAAGCTTTTACTAACTCATCAAATTCATCTTTAATTTTATTTCTCTCTGAAGTAGTTAATTGTTTATCAGAAGAGTGATTTACTAGTACTAAGTCAAACTTAGTGCTAATATCCCAAGTATTAGCTACAGATAAGTTCTCTGCATAAACTTTAATAGTATTATCGCTAGAAACTCCCTTAATGTCAACTTCTTTAAATATGAAATATGGGCTTTCCGCCGTAGCAATTTTTGAAATATTATAGCGTTTGCCCTCCATACGAATAAAGTCTCCAGCAGCTAAGCTAGACGTCTCAGCACTTAAAAGATTATAAAAAGGGATGGGCTTGTGCGGATCGTCTTCTGGAGTCTCTACACTAGCAGCAGAAAGCTCTTCAGAAGTGTCTTTTACTTCTTCTACAGCTTCTTTTTCTTCTACAGCCTTTTCAGTGTTATCTACTTCTTGAACTGGCTCTACTTTATTTTCTTCTTCGGCTATAAATTGTTTTTTAAACTCCTCATAACTGCTGTCATCTTCAAAACTTTTTCTGATGCTAAATAAAGAGTCCTGGTTGCAAGGAACACTGACAACACTGATCTCTAGTAATTCTAAGTCTTTGATTAGGAAAGTATCTGAGCTACGGTCATAGTCAGCATCTTTTACTCTAAAGCCGACACTAAAGCTTTTTAAAGCTCCGTCTTTAATTAAAGAGTGAACTCCATGTAACTTTTCTGCTGCGCTTGATATAGACGCTTCTACAAAAATACCTTTTTTGTCTACTCTTACTATGTCTGATTTACCGATAGGTCTGCCATGATCATGTTGGTAAAGTAATACAGGATTTTTTCTATAGTTTTCAATACCTTTAGCCCAGGCTTCTGGTAAAACTACATCTCCTGTTCTGTCTTTTAGCGACGTATTAGCATACCCCGCAATTTTTATATTATCATTTTCTTTAGTAGCAGCAGATTTTATCTCTAAATCACTGCTATGAATAAAAAACTTTTTATCGCTCATTTGTTCACTCCGATTCTAATGTGTTCTCAATATCCGTATTATCCGGCCTACCTCCTAATTCGGGGGAGGTTGCACTTCCTGCTATGTTTTGAGGTATACGAATTTTATTGGTAGTATCATCATTAATAGCAGGAAAATGTAATTTTAATCTAGCTTCATCTGCTGTTATTATTCCTGCATTCACTAAAGATGAGTAATACTGCGCTTGAGACTTTAAATCTGGCTGCAACGCAGGTATATGTATAAGTTCAGGCCTTATCTTAACGCTATTAAAATAATGCTCAAAGGCGCTAGCAAATTGCTGAACTATGGGTATTATAGTATGCTCATAAAATAGTACTTGGTTTGTAGCTATATTAGCATTATTACCACTTTTTAGAAGCACATAAGGTACACCTAGAGCTTTAGCCATATCTTGCTGTAGTCTTTCTACACTACTCTCAAAATCCAGGCTTTGAAAGTTAACTTCACTGAACTTATCTATTTTTAAGCCGCCGTCTAAAATAGCAGGATTTCTAGCCCCATTAAATATAGTAGTATAACTATTTCTCCAGCTTTGTAACAGTCGCTCTTTAATCTTTGTGTTTAATACGTTATCTGTTGTAAGTACAACGCCTGGTATAGCGTTATTTTTGAAAAACTGTTTCTGGAACTTTAATAATGCATAGTATAGATTTATTAGGTCTGTTAAGCTTCTAAGTCTGCTCTTACCTCTAAATATACTATCGTCATTGTCGTCTCGTATATGTATAACTTCGGAAGCGTCAAACTCTATTTTAGTAGTCTCTTGAGTGTCTCTAGGAGGGTTTCTAGAAGAACTACCTGCAAAAGGCTCAAAGCCTGAATCATAACTAGTACCAGAACTACTTAATAAGTAAGTATAACTTTTAACAAAACGTTTAGCGTCTGTTTGTATTTCTATATCATTTGCTGGTAATATGTAAATGTCTTTACCGTCATAGTAGAAGAATACATTACCATCTAACAATAAGTCCATAACAGCACGTCTAAAAAACCTAGTTCTGTCTTCAAAAGGGTTAGGTCTTTCGTTTAGTAATTTATTTACTTTTTTTACCGGACCACCTTGTGTATCAGCACCTATTGCAAAAGGAATACCTACTACTGAATTTATTATCATTTCTATACACCTATGAATTAGCTCTACTTGATCATAAGCCGCTCTATAGTCGACATTGCTATCAGGGTGTATTAACGGTTCTTGGCTTTGTAGATAAGGCTGAATTGGGTTTAATTTTTCTCTAATCCACTGTATCGGCCCAGCCATTTTTCTCTCCAAGTTTTTGTTTTTGAGCTATAATCCAAGCTTTTACTTTCTCAGATCGCCAATTAGAATACCTAGACCCGTATATGTTATGCAGTCTTTGGTGGTGACTTTTACATAAGGTATATAGATTATGCTGATCTAGCTGCTCTTTATGTTCATTGTAAAATATTACACGAAGATTCATTATATCTTCTAGGTCAAGATCTTTATACTTATTTTTATCTAACCAATTATTCCATAGTTCAGATATACTATAAATATGATGTAGCTCTAGTTTTTCTGTGCTACCACATATAAAGCAGGAGTCATCGTATTTATAGTCTTTTTTTATAAAGTCTCTTACGTATTTTACAGGTAATCTTTTTAATTCTGTCATTTATTAAATTATAATTCTTATAGTGTGTTAAGTCAAAAATTTATTTTGGATCTTTTACTTTTTATACTAATAATGCTAGGCGTATATACTAACTGAAGCATTTTTAGCATGGGTATATATTGCATAGCGTACCGCGTCACAACAGTGAGAACTCCAACTATGTAATGGTTTAGATTTTTCACCTTTAGTATTCCATCTATAGTCTTTAAAACTAGAGTAAGTTCTAGAAGATCCTTCAATATCGAATAGTAACTGTTCATTCTCTACTAATACTTGTAAATAGCCTATACCATCATTAACAGATTTTATTGCGCTTTCACAAAAAATATCATAGTCATAAGCTAAATCAGCTTTAGTTTGTTGGTTGGCAGAGTCAATATATATATTTTCAATACCCCAATCCTCAATCATCTTAGATATTACTTCTGCATGAGAAGAAGTAGTACCTTCAGACGCTACATACTCATCCATTATGTAATATGAAGAACCATCAGTAGCTAATACTACAAAAGCAGTATCATCTCTATAGCCCATATCTAGTCCTGCTATAAACATATATCTATCGTCATGTGGTTCTATATGGGACTTTAAGTCTCGTACATGTAGATCATCTTTAACAGGGTATATTTGCCCTTCAAAGCTAACCCAATCACAATAGTACTCTTGCCTAAATATAGAAGGAGGAAGTGTTCGTTTAGCCTCAGAAATATCTGCTTCTTTTAGTGCTGGATTAACATGCCAAGGAAATAGACCGCTACCCCATTCTGGATAGTTTTCATCTGCGCCTCTGCAAAAATACTTATAAAGATAGTTTCCTTCTCCTCTAGGAGTAGATATGAATAGAGCTCTAGAACCTTCATAGGTTGATAGTGCGGGTCTTAGGTCTCTAGTAAAATATTCATCATCTTGTATAATTGCAGCTTCGTCAACAATTAGTAAGTGAGCTGCTCTACCTACTAGAGAACTACGGTTATTAGCAGATAGAAGCCTAAAAGTACTATCGTTAACAAGTCTAACAACTCTATCTTTTAGGTTTAGTCTCTTAGTTTCAATCCCTAGCGCCTCTATAAGCTCAGTAGTATAGTCCCATATAATAGAAGAAAGATTATAGTCAGGGGCTACTACAAGCACCTGCTGGTTAGGCTCTAACAGCTTAGCTAAAGCTAAAACAGCAGCAGCACTAGACTTACCCGTACGTCTAGCAGATATATGAGTCCAAAATCGGTGCTCTTCTAACCCTTCAAGCATTGCTGCTTGGCTAGGGTTAAATTGATTAAACCCGAATTTAGCTGGTAATTTACTTACTAGCCTATCTACGGGTATTTTAAAATAGTTATCATTCATATTAATATCTTTTAAATTTGCTGTCCTGCTGAGCTCCGTCTTGCTTGTGTTAAATCACCTACGTCAGTTGCATTGCTATCTGAACTAAAAGGGAACTTGTCTATTATATCACTATTAGGAGAGGAATATAATCCTCCAGAGGAGTAACCACTAGTCTCACTTGACTGGCTTGCACCTAACCATCTAGCTTGTGTTAAATCGCCTACGGCAGTTGAATTTGTATCTGAGCTGAAGGGGAATTTCTCTATAGTGATGATAAGTGGAGGCTGGGTACCCCCAGAGGTGTAACCACTTGACTGACTTGACTGACCTGCTGTCAGATACCTAGGCTGAATTAAATTGCCCACATCTGATGCATTTGTATCTGTAGCGAAGGGGAATTTCTCTATTACATTAAGTGCACTTGGGGTCGTGGAGCCCATGATGCCTCCAGAGGAGTAACCACTAGTCTCACTTGACTGTCCTGCTGAACTTGCTCTTATTGTGGTTAAATCCCCCACGTTGCTTGCACTTGTATCTGAGCTGAAGGGAAACTTATCTATAGTGTTAACTTTTGTGGGGTTTGTTTGCCCCCCAGAGGAGTAACCGCTAGTCTCACTCGACTGTCCTGCTGCACGATCTCTTGCTTGTATGAGGTTACCTACGTCAGTTGCATTTGTATCTGAGCTAAAGGGGAACTTGTCTATAGTGTTAGTATATGGAGGAGCAAATCCTCCAGAGGTGTAACCGCTAGTATCACTAGACTGACCTGCTACCCGAGATCTTGCCTGTGTTAGATCTCCCACATCTGTTGCATTTGTATCTGCTGCGAATGGAAATTTGTCTATAGTGTTTACCTCCCCAGGAGCAAAACCTCCAGAGGTGTAACCGCTCACACTGCCTTGTGCCTGGGTAGGGATAGATAAAGAAGTATCATTTATAACAATAGAAGGATTTGTGGAAGCTATAATAGGAGTTCCTGACGATCCTTCTTGAGGGGTTAAATCTTGAGTGTCTGTAGAAGGGAAAGCTCTACCATCCCCCCAAATAATACGAACAGCTCCTTGAGCACCATTACCGCCACGGCCTGGAGTATCATCTTCTTTACCACCCCCGCCTCCACCGTAAGCTCCTCCATTACCTCCACTTTGCCCAGTTACGCCGCCAGAGCCTCCAGTTCCAGGGGAATCTGTAGAACCTCCTAGACCATTAGCGCCTTGACCGAGTAGTCCTACCCCCCCGCCGCCATTATCTTGAGTACCTCCGGCAGATTGGCCTCCGCCGCCTCCACCGCCGCCTCCGCTACCGTTGGCTCCTGTTCCGGTATTACCTGTACCTGCGTTGCCTCCATTACCAGAGTAGCCAGCAGCGCCTCCCCCTCCGCCGCCTCCGTTGTTATTTTGAGCGGCTCCTCCCGAGCCTCCCGAGCCTCCGGAGCCTACTACAGATGAGCCTCCTGAAGCAGTAGTACCAGAATTAGATCCTCCTGCCCCGCCTGTTGCCCTAACTAAAACAGTGGCTCCTCTGAGCACACTAGTAGTCCCTCCTGAAGCCCCTGAAGAAGTACCAGAGGCCCCTCCAGAGCCTCCAGCACCTACAGAAATAGAAAGTGTTTCTCCGGGAGTAACAGGTATATTATTAACGTAAGAAAGTCCTCCTCCGCCTCCGCCGCCTCCTGAGTTATTACTACTACCTGGGCATGCTGAAGCACCTCCGCCTCCGCCTACGGTTACTACTGATATACTAGTCACTCCTGAGGGCACTGTCCAAGTTTGTGTGCCCGTAGCAGTAAATTGTTGTTGCCCTACAGCTGGAGTACTTATACTAGGATCCTCTGCACTGATATTTACATCAAAGCTCTCTTCTCCTTCAGTAGTTAAGTCTGCGTTAGCAGTTAGCGTAAAACTACCTTCGCCTTCAACTAGTGTAACTGTGCCTCCAGCACTTACTGCAGAGGTAGGGGAGGAGAAGTCTGTATCTGTTATTCCTGCACCACTCACTGACCAGTATAGCGTGCTGTTAGGCTCTGCGATAGAAGATACAGTAAAAGAAATAGAAACGTTTTCATTAACATTAGAGGTTGTGGAACTTATAGAGTATAAATTTAAAAATTCAGCATCAGGAGATATCGCACCTACTTCAATTTCAGAAAAAGCGTAAGAAACTTCATTATTGCCTGCTACAACAATAGCAGTAGCGTTAGACACTGTGTTAGCAAAAGAAAAAGAGGTATTAACGCCCAAAGCTGGGGCGACTAATGCCTCTTTATCGTTTATAGTAGTAGGTGATTTAAATATTGCCATTATCTAAAATGCTGCGTTCCTTGTATCCATATTACTAAGCTCCAGCGAGTCCCAGCTGTCACTGGAGAAACTCTATGACATACATAACTAGGAAACATTACAACACTTCCTTGTTTTTTAGGCGCTGTATGGGAGTTGCCATCGAATATTTCTAAATTACCTCCCTCATACTCACTTTCATCACTTAGTTGTATTATATAAGATATTTTACGGCCATAAGCGTCTCCACCGCTAATATCTATGTGCCAGTCGTAGTGTTGTTTTGTCTCATGCGTGTATTTTAAAATCTGTAGATCGTGCATAATACCGTTAAGCTCAAAATCAAAAGCACGGGTATTAGCATAATCTACCTGATGTAAAATCTTTTTAAATAGGCCATCAGTTTGTTCATTACGAGGCATACCGTATAAATATACATCTCGAGTACTACGCCTAACCTCGTGCTGATCTCCAGTACCTACTGAGGCAAACTGAGGTGTTTTAGACTCTGCCCAAGATCTAATCCAGTTACATTCTTCTGGAGAGAAATATAGTTTAGGGTCATCACACGTATCTTCGTTGTGGGCAACTAAGGAAGGAGTTGATGGTAGTTTACGTTCTAGTAGTAACATTTTAAGCCTCGAATTTAAAGGGTTGTAAAGAACTAGTATTAGTAGCTTTAGTGGTAGGGGGTTTTACAGAAGGGGTAGGAGGGCCTTCTACTGCATATTTCACAATTCTATCAACTTGCTTATAATGAGCATCACTAGATCCTAATATCCCTAAACTAGCTCTTCCGTCTCGAATATGCTCTTTAGCATAAGGACCATCTTTACGTACATAATGAAAAAATACTTGAACTTGCCATTCTCCGTCAAACTCGTCTCGCCAATGAGGCACTTCACAGCCTGAGTACATAAGTAGCTCACCCGTATCAATATCTATAGGCTTTCCTACTCGTTCAGTACTTCCCGGAGTGCCTACATATATAGGCCAATTTGCGCCATCACTTTTACCTATAGTCATTGTGCCTGATATCTCACAACTAGGACGATCTACGTGCCACTCTAACACTTCACCTGGTTGATATATTCTAGCGTACGTGTACGCAGGGAGTAGATCAATGCCCAACATAGTAGAAAGAGAGGGAGCAAGTTGGGAGAGTAAAGTGTCAAAAGCAGGATCTCCATATATACTCCAGCTGCGAGGGCATTGATTATCGCTACCTCCAAGCTCTACTGGAGGCTCTAAATACCCTGCATCTCTCTTTAAAAACATATAGTTGCTTAAAAATTTGCAAGTTTCATGTGATAAAACATTGTTAAATAGTGCATATCTTTGTTTTTCAAAAACTTGTTGTGGTGTCATATTTATACTTTCTTTAAGTTTGTTGTCCTGCTGAGTAGATTCTTGCATTTGTAAGGTTTCCTACGTCAGTTGCATTAGCGTCAGAATCAAAGGAGAACTTATCAATTGTGTTAGTATATGGAGGAGCGAAGCCTCCAGAGGTGTATCCATTCTCTATACTAGACTGGCCTGTTGCTGAATATCTAGCTTGTGTTAAAGAGCCTACATAGCTTGCATTTGTATCTGTAGCAAAAGGAAACTTTTGTACTGTACTGTATATTGCTACAGGCGTCCCAGATCTTCTACCTCCTGAAACATAGCCACTTTCGGAGCTAGACTGAGTAGACGTTACGAGTAAATTAGGAATTGTTAAATCTCCTACATCAGTTGCATTTGAATCTGAACTAAAAGGAAATTTATCTATAATATCCCCTTCAGGCGCTCCAAAACCCCCAGAAGAATATCCAAAACTGTCACTAGACTGCCCTGCTACAAAGTGTCTTGCTGCAGTTAAATCTCCTACATCAGTTGCATTGCTATCAGAAGAAAAAGGAAACTTGTCTATAGTGTCCGTGGATGGCGAATCAACACCTCCTGAACTATAACCTGATGTAGGACTAGATTGCCCTGCTAGATTACCTCTTGCTTGTGAGAGATCGCCTACATCGCTTGCATTTGTATCTGCTGCAAAAGGAAACTTATCGATTGTTCCTGCTAAGGCTTGGTGGTACCCAGAGGTGTAACCGCTAACTGAGCTAGATTGTCCAGTAACATCAGATCTTGCTATTGTCAAATTGCCTACATCACTCGCATTGGTGTCCGATGCAAAAGGAAACTTATCTATTATATCCTTAAATGCGGGGCTTGGTGAAGGCGATTCTCCTCCAGAGGCGTAACCGCTTACGCTGCCATATGCAGTAGGAGGTATAGTATACAGCTCAAAAGTATAGTTACTGTCTATGTCTTGCCATTGTAGCTGACCATTAGATGTACGAGTTAAATACCTAGAAACAGCATTAGTAGACCCGCTAACGATATCTAAAGGGGCATCGCTGCCAGGGTATATGACATTATTAGCGCCTATTTTAGAGTCTGGTTTGATTATGGCCATTAATATTGTTGTCCTGCTGCGCTCTGTCGTGCTTGTGTAAGATCGCCTACGTCAGTCGCATTGGAGTCTGATGCAAAGGGAAACTTATCTATAATATTGTCACCAGAAGCACTAGGGCCCCCAGAGGAGTATCCAGAACTATCACTTGATTGGCCTGCTGCAGCAGGTCTTGCTGCGGTTAAATTGCCTACATCGCTTGCATTACCATCTGAACTAAAAGGGAATTTATCTATAGTGTTAACAGTGGGAGGAGCAAAACCTCCAGAGGTGTATCCAGAACTCTCACTAGATTGGCCTGCAACACCACTTCTTATTTGTGAGAGGTCGCCTACATCACTTGCATTAGAATCTGTTGACAAGGGAAATTTATCTATAGTGTTAACTCTTGCAGAATCTGAACCCCCGGAGGAGTAACCTGATATAGGGCTTGATTGCCCTGCTACACTCTGTCTTCCCTGAGTTAAATCGCCTACGTCGCTCGCATTACCATCTGAACTAAAAGGGAATTTATCTATAGTGTTAGAGTATAGAGGACCAAACCCTCCAGAGGTGTATCCCGAAGTTGTACTTGATTGCCCTGATGCTCCATGCCTAGCTTGTGTTAAATCGCCTACGCTAGTTGCATTTGTATCAGTACTAAAAGGAAACTTGTCAATGGTGACAACTCCTGGAGGAGCATTACCTCCAGAGCTATACCCGCTAGTTTCACTCGACTGCCCTGCTTGCCCCCGAATTGCTTGGGTTAAATCTCCCACGTCAGTCGCACTGGAGTCTGAAGAAAAAGGAAACTTATCTATTGTATTATAGTTTATAGGGATCCACCCACCAGAGGTGTAACCGCTTACGATGCCATACGCAGCAGGCGTAGGTGGAGGAGCAGTATTATAATCAGTTAGTTTAGCAAAGTAATATGCATTAGAGGCATCTTTTATTATAGCTGCTCCTGACTCAAAGCTAAAAGGACTACCTACTGCTATAGCGTTAGCGCGCAAGCTAGTAAGTATAGTATTTGCCCCCGCAAGACTACCACCTTTAAGCTCAGCCATTTAATCTACCTTTAAGATGCTCAACTTCTAAGTATAACTCTTGAACTGCTTGAATAAGCATTGGCACTATTCTAGTATATTGAACAGCAGAATTATTTAGGCCTACTACAGAAGGGGCTATTTTTGCTACCTCTTCTGAAATAAGACCATACTCATGAGACCCTGAAATAATCTTATCATACTCTACTGGACGTAGCAATAATATTTTTGCTAGCTGATCCTCTAGTGCTGTAATATTTTGTTTTACTCTAATAGAGGAGTGCTCAATAAGAGTGTCTCCTACCTCAACATTGCCACTTACATAGGTATTACCTGTTACATATAAGTTAGAGGCAGGGTCTTGTACTGTAGGACTGATAGATACTCTACCTGAAGAGTAGTATATATTATCTCCTGAAGAACTCCAAGCTCCCCCTCCTAAATCTAAATTAGACTGTACACTGTTAATACTAGCTTGTAGCGTTGTATATGTGCTATAGTCGTTGGCTGCTGAATCTGGTAGTGCGGTTAGATTAGCCTGTACTGTGTCAATATTACTATATAGGGTTGTATAGGTATTATAGTCGTTAGCCGCGAGTTCGCTTTGTAGACTTGTATACGTGTTATAGTCATTAGACTGAGCGCTTAGTAGAGTGTTATAGTCATTAGCTGCAAGTTCGCCTTGTAGCGTTGTGTATGTGCTATAGTCGTTAGCCGCTGAGTCAGGCAGAGCGCTTAAATTAGATTGAACATCTCCTATAGCTGTAGTAAGACTTACTGCTATATTAGCATCATTTTCTAGTGCGGCAGCTATTTCCCCTAAAGTATCTAAAGTGCTAGGGGCTGCGGAAATTATAGAAGTTAAGTTAGCCTGTACCGTGTTTATATCGCTGTGTAAGCTTGTATAGGTGTTATAGTCATTAGCCGCAAGTTCGTTTTGTAACGTTGTATACGTGTTATAGTCATTAGCTTCAAAACCGCCTGATGCTACAGTAACGTTATCTTGTACGCTATTTATATCCGCCTGTAAACTTGTATAGGTGTTATAGTCATTAGCGGCAAGTTCGCTTTGTAGCGTTGTATATGTGCTATAGTCGTTAGACTGCGCACTTAGTAGAGTGTTATAGTCATTAGCTGCAAGTTCGCTTTGTAGGCTTGTATAGGTGTTATAGTCATTAGCATTTAAATCACTAATAGCACTAGTTAAGTTAGCTTGAACATTATCGGCATCTCCAGTACCAGTACCGGTCCCACTACCAATAGTCTGCCCATTAAAGTATAAAGTACCGCCTATATTATATAAACGATTTACATTATCTGATAATTCGTCTATTTCAGGAATTATAGTTACACTATTTACTAGGCGGTTAATATACATTAACTTATCTCCAATGCGCTAACAGTGACTTCTAAATTACTGCCTCGCGCATAAATCTTGTCTCCTGCTTCTAAGTTTATAGGCTTATCTAGTATAAGAGTATCTCCCGAAGGTACTTCAGATTTATAGGTTATATGCGTAGTAACTGATGCACTAGAATCTTCTACCTTTACATTAGCGTACGAAGAATTAGGGCCTACGTTAGTTATATACATAGAATGGATAACTAACGTAGTAGCTGTTGCAGCAGTATTAACTAGGGAATCTACAGTAGCGCTTATACTTGATGAAGATATAAGCTTAAAATTATTTGTTGCCATAAAGTTTTCTCACTTAAAAACTATCTTTACTAGGAGTAAAGTCTTTTGTATAGGTAATAGACTCTACTGGGTCAGAATCAAAACCCATTAAAGATAGCCTAATTTTATCTACCTGATAGTTATCAATAAGTTCAGTAGCTGCTTTTTCTACAAATTCATGCAAAATAGCTACGCCCCAAGACTCTTGTTTAATCTCTTCTTGAACATATTCTTTAATTTTAATTAGCATTTTAGAGGGGTTAACCCCAATCTGCTCTAAATATTCTTGTTCGCCTTTAGAAATGTAACCAGACTGACGTACATCTCTGATACACTGAACAATACTACGTTTGATATGCACCTTAGATTCTTCTTTTTCAATATCTAGCTCATTAAAAGTGCTTGTTTTATTTTTTAGCTGCTCATACAGCTCATTTAGAGCTAAAATATCTTTCATAGCCCCTTCAACATAGCTCATTCCTTCAGCTAGTTGTTCTTTATACTCTGCAAGCTTTACATTTAAATCAATTTCGGTCCAATAGTCTAAGGTGCTAGGATCTACCAGTTTTTCTTCTATTTTTTTAATTTTAACCTCAGTTTTTATTTGTCGCCACTTAGCCTCATTAAGAGCTTGTCTCTTTTTTGCAACTTCTGCTGCAATTTGACGCATATTTTTGTGAGGATCTAAATAAGAAAGATTTAAATGCTTCCACATCCATTGTGTGTGACTACGGTTCCAAATATTTTGTAAGTCTTTAGTATTTGCAATAGCTAAATCTGTTTTTGCTGCATTTTCAGCTAAACTTAGGCCGCCAAAAGACTCTGTTTTTGCTACTGTTCCCTTACCTAAGATGGTAGATAAGGGGACAGTAAACTCTGATCCATCTTTTACTACTAAATCTCGTTTTAACTCGTCAAAAATAGTTAAATTTGTACTTTGTTCTTTCTCTGTCATAAAAAACCTTTATAATATATCTTCTACTAACTCTTGTAGGCTATCAAAAGCCTCTGAATCTTGCATACGTAACTGAGTTAATAGTTCAGTAAGCTCATTTTTAGATAGTTCTTCTATTTTTTCAGCGAGAATAAGCTCCATTAAGAGTTCTCCGCTACAAAATCGTCGTACCAAACTTCAACTAGCAGCCTAACTTCATCATTGGTTAGCTCTATGCGGTCTGCATTAGGATCTTCTTCATTTTCTTTAAACATAGGGTTAGTAGCGTGTATAGCTAACTGTCGTTGGACTAGCTCTTCTTTGTCAAACACTAGTATAGAGTCTGGTACAAAAAAATCTCTACTATCCTCAATCCAGCCAATATAGGTTTCTGTTGTAGGATCATACCAATGGCCTCTATTTGCTATAAAGCCAGGAATAAAACGCTTACCTTTATCATCTATATTGAACATATATTCTACTACTGCCATAATCTTATTCCTTTAATAAATTATTGTTTATAACTAGCCTATGCTGAGCAGAGGGAGTTGAAGAAGCATGAAGAACTGACCCATCAAAGAGTACGCATCTACCGCGCTTAGGAGAAATTCTATCTGCTACTGCCCCATTTTCAATCATAACGGTGTCCCCATCAGTTGAATTTACATAGTATAGAAGAACTAAGTGAGGAGTTTTATAGTCTATATGCGGACTATCTATGCGCTCTTCTTCGCTAAGTCTATCATTTGCTAACGTTAGTCTAGCTCTACTACGAAATAGGCTATCAAAAGACTCTTCAGGCAGTCCAAACTTATCCATAGCTTCAAGTAACATAGGAGTTATAAAATTATACTCTGCAGTTTCTATAGTTGTAGGCTCGTTATTGTTAAAATCTTTGTGTAAGTAAAAGTTATATGAAAACCCTGGAACACTTCTTTTACTAGGATCAGGTAACGATATGTCAGGAGAAAAAGTCCATTTTAAGGAAACACACTTATCAAATATATATCTAGAATAACGATCACTAATAAAATTATCAATTACTTTTAACACTTAACACCTCATGTGATTTAAAGGACAGGGAAAAATATCTCTAGGCTGTATATGTATACACGCTGTACTATTTTGATCTCTACATTTATTTTCTATAATATGTCTTAGTTCAAAGCTACAGGTATTAACCTTTTTCATTAATGCTTCAGAGTTTTGAAAGCTATAAGGAATTTGTTTATTATTTAGCATATTAACTGCATCTTTTAGCGCTAAATAAGAGGGGTAATAAGTAGAAGCTGAGTCGAACATTAAAATTGAGCTGTCTGATAACTTAGGCAATATCTGATTAATAAGCGATAAAACCTGTAAAGGTCCGTGACTAAAATCTGAAAATAAAATATCTATATCGTTAGGTAAATCGCTTATAGCAATATCACTATTTATAAATTTAATATAACTCGTGAGGTTAAAATTGTCAATTAAATTGTTAACATATTCTGAGTATTGCTCATGAAACATGCTACCCATGCTGCCTTTTGCTTGCTTTAAGTGACTCCAGTCGCTACCATTATCTACTGTATAAACTACTCCTTCTTTATTTTCTTCTAAAGCTAGTGCGCTCCATAGCATAACACAGCCTAGACCGGTACCTAGCTCTACTATTTTTTTAGGTTTGCTCATTTTTATGAGCGAGTAAAGGTAGATAGAAAAATCTTCTGTACCATATATTGTACCTACGCTATCAGTATAACGCTTTATACCTAGCATCTTTTCATAAATATTCATTGTTATGTAATCTTTATTTTTAAGTTTTGAGACGCATTAGAGGTTAATCTTACAGTTGTGCTGTCAGGAAAATCATAATCATAGTCAGTACCTAGGATAGCCCCTTTATTTAATGTCTCAGCATCATAGTTAATTGATACTCCGTCTGAATAAGCTATATTTGCTGTATTATTAGCGGAGTAAAGAGCTATCATTAAGTCTAAACTATCTTCTAATGTGTAGTGATTAGGGTCTGTAACAGCTTCAAGCTGAGATTTATTCATGCGATTTTGAGGAGTACTAAGCGCTTCAGTTAACGCACCAAGCTCACTATTACTTGTAGAAACTGTCCATGTGTTAGCGTTATAAGTAGTGTTACTATTATACTCCCAAGACCCTGAGTTTAAACGTACAATAGTACGATCTCCCTCAGTATCATCTATTACTTTCCATGTTACATGATTATCAGTAGAGACAGCATAGTATATTTCTCCATCTCCAGTAAATTGATCTGCTGTCATAGAGTTTATATCTAGCCAATAAGTGCTGTCAATTTGCCCTATCTCATTGGTAGTAGCAATATGATATTGATTTGTAGGCAATAAAGTAGAAGTTGTGGGCTCATCTATCTCTGCTAAAGTGAGCGCCTCTTGTGCAGTGATAGTTCGATTAAAAATTCTAATTGAGTCAATACTTCCATTTAGATCCTGAGAACCACTAAAACTTCCAAAAGCAGAGCCAGCAGTATATGAGTCAGGTTCTTGACCAAATATGATATCCCAAGGACCTCCAGAAATAGGATGTGCGGAGTAAGACCCAGTTGTTGAGCCTTGGTAGACTCCATTCATATAGATATCTTGTGCTGTTGCTGTGCAAGATACAGCGATATGAACCCATTCTTGAGTAGGTACAGTGCCCGCAGGGCTTGCCGTACTACTAGACCCGTCCCACATCCTAAGAATACCATCACCAACAGTAAATTGAAGACCATGGTGCTCGTCAGTACCAGCACTCCAAGTCCACACTACTGCTGCGCCAGACCATGTGGTGTCTAGAGATTTAACCCAGCAAGAAATAGTTACTTCATTAGAAGAGTGTGCTGGATATCCAAAATACGTTAGATAGTGGCTTGTAGTAGTTACTTGGTATCCTTGTCCATATTTACCTGTTACGTAGTTGGGGGAATTAACACTTAGATTGTGACTACCTAATTCATCATTACCATTGCCTTCAAGAAAATAAACAGCAACAGCTGATCCATCTCCAAAAATATCATGATTTGGAGCCACTAGCCCAGAGGCTAGCTGTAGACCGTTATTTTCATCAAAAGTTGTGCCAAACATACTCCAATCGTTTGCAGAAATGGTATTAGCATCATTAAATGCTGTTACTAGATAGTAGCTACCATCAGTGAGCGTTAGTACCGCTTTACCTCCATTACCTTCAATCTGTTTTCCTACATCATTATTACTAAAAGTGCCGGTTCCTAGAGTAAAGGTACCGTTAGCAGAAGCAGTAGAAGGTGTTAGAGTTGTATTATAGGAAGTATCATAACGTACATAATTAGTACCAGCTGTGTTTACGTCCCAAAATCCTTTACTTGAGGCGCCTATCTGAGGCACTTCTTTAGTAACTGAGACGGTGGGAGAAGGATCTGCGCTGTAGTTTAAATCAATGTTATAAGTCTCTCCGCTTATAAAAGACTTAGTAAGTGTTCCTTTTGTTATTGTACGATATTCAGGTTTATAGTTTGCAGCGCTGTATGCTAATACATCGCCTTCGCTTGCATTAACATTGGAAATGAGTGATAGCGGTATGCGGCTTATAGTCATGAGTAGTTATTTCCTAATAGAGTAGCGTTGTAGCTTGTTCCGCCGTCAAATGTTACAAATTCAAGTATGTCTTCCTCTCCGATTTCAGGCACGGGTGGGGGAGTGGATCCCGGGAACTTGACTGTGTTCGGATATGTGATGGTCGCTGTAGTGGTCGCAGAGGTCGTATACTGGTACACTATGTCGGAAATTCCGACTATGTACATTTTACCACCGTCGCTGCTAAAAGTTACCCCTTCAGGAAAGGTTTCTTGCGCGGAGATATCCAAACTGATTGAGTCATATGAAGTTGTGCTGATGTCGAAAGCCGTTGACAGACTATACTGAAAAACCGCCATGCTAGTTTTCCCAATTATAAACATCTTAGTGCCATCGCTGTTAAAAAATAAATCCTCTGGATTGGCATCTTGCCCAGAAGCGCTAAAACTAACATTGTCATAGCTCGCAGTATTTACATCAAAAGCTGTTGATAGTGTGTATTGGTGTACGGAGTCACTTGAAACCCCTACCATGTACATTTTAGTACCATTATTATTAAATGCTAAACCACTTGGGGCACCGTCTTGAGAACTTACATTTAAACTCACGTTATCGTAGCTCGCAGTACTTACATCAAATGCCGTAGACAGGGAGTACTGAAAAACGGAATCATTACTTTGTCCAACAAAATACATTTTAGTACCATCATTGTTGAATGCCATTCCGTGTATACCGAGCTCTTGAGCGGCGGCACTAAAAGTAATACCGTCATAAGAAGCAGTGCTCACATCAAATGGAGAACTCAATGTAAGTTCTCTGACCCCATCTTCTCCAGTTCCTGCTATGAATAGCTTAGTCCCGTCATTGTTAAAGGCTAGCGCATTCGGAGCGTTTTCCGGACTAGGAATACTAACACTGTCATAGGACCCCTGGCTCAAAAGATATCCAGAAACAGTACCATCACCTGTTAACTTTACTTTAAACTGGTGGACATCAGGCGCATTACTAAACGCCAACGTTTGATCTGCTGCAGTGACTTCAAACAAGTTACCTGTAGAAAGGTCCAGATCGTTACCAGTAACTGTACCAAGCGAGTCTCCGCCCCCTCCAGGATCTGATACAGATACAGATCCTTCAGCTCCAAAAGATAGAACCTGCCCCTCGCTTCCTTCATCAAGTATATTTGCTAGATTAGCAATATTACGATTGTTAGTCATTAGGCTTCTCCGGCCAAACTATGCTATGCGGAAAGCCATCTTGCTGAGGAACATCGCGGAGAGTGGCACAATAGTCGATCCACGCTTGAGAAGGGGTTAGATCAGAACGAAAGCGCCAATCAGTTGCAGCTAACAACTCATCTCTACGTGCTCTATACTGCGCAGCAAGACTCTCATCGCTTTTATCAACTACACTAACTGTGTATACTACTCCATTTTCTAGATATGGGCCACAGCTTTCAAGACGTTGAGTGTCGGCATCATGTGTTTTTGTATCATATACGTAGTAAAGGTTGTTATTGCTTACCCACGTCACACTAGGGCCGCTACGGGGGAAAGAGGTATGCGGAGCAAACTGTTGATGGTCTGCTACGCTAATAACGTTGTTTTTAATTTTTGCTAGTAACATAATAATTCCTTTATTGAGTAGCTGGCCAAGCATTAAAGCTTGCACCTCCATTTATAGTAGAAAATTTAAATACTTCTGTGTTGCCAATAGGTACAGAAGGTAAAGTACTATTCTTCCATGCCCAGCTAGTAGGCCAAGTTATAGTAGGCTCAGTACTTAAGTTATGGTATATTGTTTGGTCTCCATCATACCAGTAGTTACCTCCGCCAATAAAATGGCCATGAAGAGCAGGT